ATGAATGCCATTATAGTGTCTCTCCGCCTACTGTACGGTTACAAGCGCAAAGCTCGCCAGTTTGCAGCGCATCCAATACACGAAGTGTTTCTTCTGGTGAGCGGCCAACGTTTAAGTTGTTTACAGTCACGTGTTGGATAACGTTGTCTGGGTCAACGATGAATGTTGCGCGAAGTGCGGCACCTGCTGGAGCATAGAATACACCAAGCTGTTCGATTAGACTTAGATTTTCCATAGTCTCATCATTCCAACGTTGTGTGTCAGCAAATTGTGTATGAGTGATTTTCTTCAAATCTGCGTGGGCATTTTGCCAGCTAACTTTACAGAACTCATTGTCTGTGCTACCTGTGAGCAATACTGCGTCACGGTCAGCGAAGTCACTTGCTAGTTTGTCATAGGCTACAATTTCTGTAGGACAAACAAATGTAAAGTCCTTTGGGTAGTAAACGATTACTTTCCATTTACCTGGAAATGATTCTTCTGTAATTGTGAAGAAAGCGTCTTCTGGTTGTCCTGGCTTAACACCAGTGACTGCGAATTTTTCTAATTTATGTCCAACTGTTTTCATATCATTCTCCTTGTGTGTGATAAAAACTGTATTTCAGTGTTTATACTGATATACTATTGTAATAGTATTTAATAATGAAATCAAGTGTTTTAATAGATTTTTCAAATAATTATTTCTATAACGATTATTGAAAAAACTAATAAAGGGTCCGAAGACCCCCTAGATTAAAATGCTCTAGTATACTGTAAGCGCCAAGCGTTGGTTTCAACATCGCCATAGCTTTGAGTATAACGAACACCCACTGCATCTTTAGCTGTTAATTTCAGCTTACCTTCTACACCATAACGATCAGTTTGGAAATCCTTACCACTGCTAAACGCATTACGATATCTATAGGTAAAATCCAAATCAAATACATTGGTCACTGGTGCAGTTACGCCAAGATCCATAGCATAGTAAGAAAAGTTATTATCACTTTGAATTCGTTCACCTAGACGTACTTGTGTCCATGGCTTTAATTTAAAATTGGTCACTGTATTAAAATTGTATCGAGCACGACCTTCTACTGAATTAGTGATAGCGCCATTACCCAATTCTGTTTGGCTTGTTGAAACCAAACCTGAGTATTGCCAGTTGCCTTCTTTAATTCCAATAACAACATCTGGAGAGACGCTGTTAGCACCTGTTGCACGATTCTCTTGCCAGCTGTTTGCGACTTGAAAATATGGTTCAGCGGCTTGGACCATTGTGACCGATGCAGTCATTAACACTGCCAAAAATAACTTCTTCATTTAATTTTCCTTTTGTTTTATAGTAAACCCCATCCACGGAGTTTAGTTAATTATTATATGCTCTTTTTATCTAAACTACAAGAATTATTTTAGTCAAAAAAATAGGACCCGAAGGTCCTATGGTTGTTTATTTTACAAGGTAAGTCCTACCCCGGAAACTGGCTATTAGGCCACTAGAGCAAAAGCACCTGCATTGCTTGCGACTTTTACGTCCCAAGTGCGTGTGTATGCTGTTTCAGTTGTATTTGCGTTTGCATTTACGAGTTTTGCTTGATTTACAGTCATCGCCTACTGTGTTGCCGTCTCTATTATCTCACCCTGTCGAAACCATGGCAGGCCCATTTAAACACACTTTGGTTTATTAAGAGTTATGACTATGTCAAAGAGCTCCTGGGATACCAAACCTGATCTTTTTACGGATTTAAATTTGTTTTAATAAAGTGTCTAGCTACTCACACCACATGAGCCCTAAACTGGGTGGTTACCCCGTCCACTAGCCTTTCCATCTAGACGGTGCTGAGGTCCGCCTTTGTGATTTCTCAAGTCGCTTTAAACAAGCCTTGCGGTAGATCCAATGCACCGTGGCGTCTATGGGTTTGCCAATATTCCCCCCTGTGTATAACGGGCAAGGGAGCCCGGGTTTCTTGGAGCGGGTAGCGAGAATCGAACTCGCGAATAAACCTTGGCAAGGTTTCAGGTTACCATTACATCATACCCGCATAACTTGGTGGAGGTGACAAGGATCGAACTTGCTACATCCTGCTTGCAAAGCAGGCGCTCTCCCAAATGAGCTACACCCCCAACTAGTTACTTGTCCGGATTCTCCGGATCAATATCTACATCGTAAAACTCGTTCTTCATTACAACTTGTTCGTCAAACTTCTCTGCGTCTGTCTTTTTCTTGTTTCTAAAGATGTTATCATAATTATCACGATACTCGTTTGTAACACCTTTAGTCTGGATAGCATCTCCAGTTACATCATTTCTTGCTACCATTTACAACTCTCCTAAATAATGGCTCCTCGACCTGGGCTCGAACCAGGGACCAACGGATTAACAGTCCGGCACTCTACCAACTGAGCTATCGAGGAATAATATGGCAGTGAGTGAGGGATTCGAACCCTCGAGCCGTTTTTAAGACGACTGACACCTTAGCAGGGTGTTGATTTCAACCTCTCATCCAACTCACTATATTTTGGTGCGACTGGCCGGAATCGAACCGGCACGCCATTACAGCGAGAGATTTTAAGTCTCTTGTGTCTACCTATTTCACCACAGTCGCGATCTGGTGGGCCCCCCGTGAGTCGAACACGGCACCAACGGATTATGAGTCCGCTGCTCTAACCAACATGAGCTAGAGGCCCCTTAAAGGGTGCTGCTGCTGTATGCTGCGGGGGTCTGTATACATTACGTAACAGCAGCATTCACACTAACAGCAGCAGCTAACTGGCCTGACTGGAGGGACTCGAACCCCCGACCTACAGCTTAGAAGGCTGTTGCTCTATCCAGTTGAGCTACAGTCAGAAATCTGGAGCGGGAGACGAGTCTCGAACTCGCGACATCTTGCTTGGAAGGCAAGTGCTCTACCAACTGAGCTACTCCCGCATATACTTTATACTGATCTGTTACTGGTACAACTATCGTTCCACATCTCTTGTGCCTGTGATTGATATTCGTCTAGCTCTTTTTGATCTTGATCAGCCTGCCACTTTGCTCTAGCATCGTTTAATTGCTGTTCATTAAGACCGTGCCAGCCGATACAATCACCAGTAGGACTTCGGCCACAACCACATGTGCCAATTTTACCTTCAGGGTTTGCTCTTACCTGCATTATCATCTTCCTCGTCGTAATATTCGGGTTTCATTATAACTTGTTCGTCAAACTTTTCTGCTTCTGTTTTTTTCTTCTTACCAAAAATTTGTTCAAACCTATTGTCATATTCTTGTTGACTAACACTAAACGGTCTAGGTTTAGATCCTTTTCCGCCGTTACCGCCATTCCAATGTTCTGCCATTTACGTATCCTCAACTTGGTCGGAGTACTAGGATTCGAACCTAGGACCCCCTGGTCCCAAACCAGGTGCGCTAGCCAGACTGCGCCACACTCCGAATTAATCTACTTTTTTAAGGTATTCTTTACCTATCTTGCCTTCTTGAATTTCTAATAGAGCACTTACAGGAGCATTAACTTGTGTAGTAAGTTCTGAAGCCTTATGTCTGCGACTAAGTTCTCTAGCTCGAACTGTGGCAATCAACACAAGATCAAATCTACTACCGCCTACTTGCTCTACACACTTTTCTGTATCTATGCCGGGTCCCCGGCTGTCAGTTAGTTTCATTTTTGCCTTTGTAAAAACTGGTTGCGGGAGTCGGACTCGAACCGACGATCTGGAGCTTATGAGACTCCCGAGATACCACCTTCTCCATCCCGCGATAACTTTATAGAGGCTCTCTGTTCGAATCGAACGAAACTGTTTAACTCCTTATCTTCCTGGAGACTTTCACTGTGTAGTCGACTTCGCAGTTACTCGCTTGTTCCAGTGTAGTTAAACTTCAAAGAGCTTTTATAAAGTGTCTAGCTACTCTCACCACAAGAGCCCTAAACTGAGCGGTTACTCTGTCCATAACATTTCTTCTTCTGGGATGGCGTTATACCACACCCTAGACTGTTTTCGGGATTCCCTAAAGAGGAACCGTAAGGTCAAGTTCTAGTGTACCCCCTGGTCTCTCGTTACAGGGACGCACTTTTATAACGTAAAAAGTGTAAACCGGGGTTTTAAAGAATGCCTTCGGCAGTGAGTGTTGCTACTGCTTCGTCACTCAACGGAATTTCCGTTTTGATATTTAACTCAAGGATCTCATCATTGAGTTTTTGTTTTTGTTTACGAAGATTGCTGAGTTCTTTCTTGAACGCATCGATGTCGCTGTTGTTAAGAACTGATGTTTCGACAGAGTCGCTGTAGCCATACATGCTACGACGAGTTTCACCTTTGTCGTTTTTAATCTTATCTAACTTGCCTTTGATCACTGCTAGGTCAGTCACAGTCTTAGACTTAACCAAAGACTCTAGTTGACTAATGCGTTTGTCAGTAAACGCTGCTCGAGTCAACAACAGGTCGATGCCACTCTGAGCATTGGCTGCGCCAACTAGGCCGCGAATGTTGTATTGTGCTGCTAACAGCAGACCACGTCGACGATCATTCTCCAAGAGAGATTTTTGGCCATTAGCGATTTCAACTTCTGGATCTTGGAACTCGTTGATGCTAACATCGGTCTTAATCTCGATGTGACGCAGAGCATCAGTGATTTGATTTTGAACTGCGTTGGATTTTCTTAGTGAAATGTTCATTTGTTTTATTCCTTTGATTTTTAATTATAGTGCCTTAACGATTGATTGTCAACAGAAAAATGACGGTTTGGTAAAAGGTCAAGTAATAGACCGGACAAATGACAAACAGGGCTTCATAGGTCCACCCTTTGACAATTTGCAATGTACAGGCTACAGAGGCCTGAATATTTCCGATCAGCAATTGACAGTCTAATTAAAGATATTTGGGATCGGTACACTCGGGCACGATCAGTTTTCAAGACTGATTGCCAGAATTAAGTTTGTCATCGCATGAAGCGATAACAGCGTCTATCCTCATCTACCTTCTACCTCACCGGTTGTGTATTGCTACACAACAAAACTTGGTGCCCCCACCATGATTTGAACACGGGACCTACCGCTTACAAGGCGGTTGCTCTACCACTGAGCTATAAGGGCGTAAAATTATATATCAAACATTCTGGCGGAGAGACTGGGACTCGAACCCAGAACCCGACTTTCGTCGAGCGACGGATTAGCAATCCGCTCTAATACCATTATAGGACCTCTCCAATATTGTTTGGCGGAAGCGGTGAGATTCGAACTCACGGAGCCTTTCGACTCGTCTGTTTTCAAGACAGGTGCAATAAACCGGACTCTGCCACACTTCCATACATGGTAGGTCGTGACAGTCTCGAACTGCCGACATTCGCCGTGTAAAGGCGACGCTCTACCAACTGAGCTAACGACCCAATTACCATTAAAAAATAACATTAGACCCTATGGGACCAAGCGGATTTCGGACTCGGGTGCTTCCCCTCCTAAGCCATTGCTCACGGTTTTGTCAGAGGAGTAAGATGGCCCTATTCCTCATGAGTCTAAGCGTCCTTAGACGATTCCCGCTAATGCTATTTTTTAATGGTGCCCCAGGGGAGACTCGAACTCCCACGCCTTGCGACACTGGCTTCTAAGACCAGCGTGTCTACCATTCCACCACCGGGGCAAAATACTGCTTTAAATTTTTAATGAACAATACATAGTATATGATCTATACACCACTGTGTCAACAACTATTTTGGTGCCCAGAACAAGAATTGAACTTGTAATAATCGCTTATCAAGCGACCGTTATACCATTTAACTATCCGGGCATATTGAATTTGTTAAAGTAGTGCCGCCATCGTTATCGGCACCATTCACCTGGATTAACTAGCCCGGGCAGGACTCGGTAAGTCACTTGGGATACTCATCCAGTTAGCAACCAATCTGCGAGGATCTTCCGATCCCCCGGGAGTTGAACCCGTCCCCTTTTACTATTTCGGTAGTTCGAACTTACCTAGATAGCGTGACATTCTCTTGCTGACACTTTAACAAAACTTGGCTCCAGAGGCAGGGATCGAACCTACGACCAATTGATTAACAGTCAACTGCACTACCGCTGTGCTACTCTGGAATAAACTTGGAGCGGGATAGGAGAATCGAACTCCTGACTAAACCTTGGCAAGGTTTCGTTTGACCATTAAACTAATCCCGCATACTTGGTGGAGGATAACGGGATCGAACCGTTGACCTATAGCTTGCAAAGCTACCGCTCTCCCAGCTGAGCTAATCCCCCAAATTGGCGCCTCGTAGGGGAGTCGAACCCCTGTGTTCCGCTAGACAGGCGGGCATAATAGACCGTTATATGAACGAGGCAAAACTTTTTTTGGTAGCAGTAGTTGGACTCGAACCAACGATAAACACCGTATGAAGGTGCCGCATTAGCCGCTATGCTATACTGCTATTACCATATAGAAACACACTCGTGCTCTTCGATGTCCGGTGAGCTAACCGTTACTTAAACTATGTTTAATTTTTTGAGTATGTTTTCATATGGTAGGGGCACAGAGAATCGAACTCTGATTAATAGGTTAAAAGCCTACTACTTTAGCCGTTAAGTTATACCCCCGACATCTTATCACTCTTGTCACTTGTCATGACAGATCTCCTTTATAAAAATTGGTACACGGTACGGGAATCGAACCCGTCTTTCCGCCTTGAAAGGGCAGCGTCCTCAACCGATAGACGAACCGTGCGTAAAAAAATTAACTTATTAAAGAACGTGGAGCACAGAGTGGGACTCGAACCCACGAATCAACAGTTTTGCAGACTGCGCCATTAGCCTCTCTGGTATCTGTGCGTTAATGGTTATCAATTATATGTTAAACAAAAACTCTTGTCAACCTTTTTTGGTACCCCTGCTCCGATTCGAACGGAGAAAACTGCTCCTTTTGAGAGAGCCGACTTTACCAATTTGTCCACAGGGGCAATGCTTTGGTGCTACCTCTAGGAATCGAACCTAGTTCAACGGTTCTTCAGACCGCCGCTATGACCACATCAGCTAAAGTAGCTTAATCTACAGTAGTGTCAACTACTTCTACACTAACATCCTCGGAATAGTATCCATTGCTGGAACCATACCATCGAACTGTTACACTGCCTTTTCGTGTACGAAAACGATAGAATGTCCATGTGTAAGATTCTTCGTATTCACTTAGTGGTCCTGCTTCATAGTTAGATACTTCCTCAGCTTCTACTAACGGTGCTCCTACTAGGTCTTCAAGATCTCCACAGATGTCTTCTATGTAAACACTTTCGCAACAGCTTTGGTGATGGCGGAATACTACATAGTTTGTCTTTGACAGATACAGAGTTAGTGTTTCTCCATTTGCTTCTGCCTTGTATAATGTTCGCCCTAGTAGTTCATCGAACTCTCGAACAGAACCCTTTAATGTGTTTAGTGTTTTTATTTTTTCCATAATATTTCTACTTCGTTGGGTTGAACCGGGGAATCGAACCCTCTCTAACTGTTTCACAGACAGTTGTGCGGCCACTACACTAGGAACAACATTGATTGGCCGGCCCTGAGAGACTCGAACTCCCAACCTCTAGTTTCGAAGACTAGCACTCTAATCCATTGAGTTAAGGACCGATAACTGGCACCCGGAGTAAGAATCGAACTTACAATAGCAGAGTCAAAGTCTGTTGTGTTACCACTACACTATCCGGGATCATTGTGGCTACCCAGGAGGGATTTGAACCCCCACCAACGGTTTTGGAGACCGGTATGCTGCCGTTACACTACTGAGTAATTATTTTATTGTGGTATACTGTGTATCATCAGTTTCGATAAAATTTACCATTCCTACTGATAAGTGATACCCTTGTTCGCGCATTGCGTCATACGCTCTTTGATAAAGATTTGAATCTAAAAGTTTTTTTTGAAATTCTCTAGCTTTAGTAATATCGTTTGAAAATAGATAAGAGGTTTCTATTTGAGTTGTAGGATCCCAACTAGATGATGATTTATTTTCAATGAGCCCTTGATCTACACACTCTTTTACAAATGTTTGAAATTCTAAAGCAATATCATCTCGAAAATTGATATCGGTTTGCTCTTTAAATTCACATCCATAAAAAATTTGTTGTATTTGGGTAGCTATCATGATTGGTATCCTTTTAGCTATTTATCTTGGTGGAAGCGGTAGGATTCGAACCTACAATGTTTCTTATGTGGCGGATTTACAGTCCGTTGCCTTCAACCAATTCAGCGCACACTTCCGTTAATTTGTAACACTCTCTAGGAGAGTGTGTATTAAAATGCTCTATGCTACGCTGCCATGCCCGTTCCAAGGGTCAGGATAGAACACTTTAATACGCTACCATTTATACTCCTGCGTTTTCGCCACAGTTTCATCCGGTAGGCCGCCCGTTTGTCCATGTTTTAAGTGCGGACTAGGACCTCGTTTCCTATAACACTTTGTACTAATTTACACTGTAAGTCGGACTTTTACGCATCGACTCTTGGTATACTTTAGCACGTTCAAACTTATCTTGAATAAGTTTTTGAAACTGCTCTTTAGTTAGAACATTTTCATAAGCCTGTTCAACAATTCGTTCGTTTAATTTTTTGTAATCTATCTTTTCCATTTGTACCTTTATAAAACAAAAACCCCAGGGTTTTTAATCCTGGGGTCCTTTGAAGTTTAAGTGTATTTTATGTTTACACTAACATCTCCACGGACCCCGGTTGTAGCTCTGGTGTACGATCATTATTAAAGAGACTAATCGCTGACCAATAAGAGGGCATAACGCCGCCTTGTTTGGCTTCACAATGTTGTCTGTAAAATGATGTCGTTTTCATTTGCTTCAATGTTTCCTTAAAATTGTGCGCTATCTCTAACGCATGTCCTTAGTATACGTTTATTTAGTCAGGCTGTCAACCCCTATCTGCTATTCTGAGCAAATTGTAGGGTCTTTGCGACCGCTCTTCTAAACAACTACATCTAGTATAATGTCTTTTTATTTATGTGTCAAGAAAAATATACCCATATAATGTGGCTTTTTTGCCACATTATTCTTCCCAAACGTATGCGCCTTTTTTAGAAACAGCAAAGTTTAGATAGGTTTCAATTTTTTCTAAATCGTTTTTTGATTTCAAAGAACACAATTCGTTAGCAAAGTGTAATTCAACACCGAGATCCAATGCTAATTGTAACAGTTCGCTTCGACGTTGTACATCATCGGTCAGACAGTACATACTACACAACACGATTCCGTCTGGACGTTCTTTGATATAATGTTCTAACCCGGGTTGCCAATCCATATGTTCGTTTTCAAACTCATAACTATTGTAACTGATTTTGTTTTTTGCGCAATATGGTTCTATGATAGCACGTTGCATTGGTAAAGGAATGTCTTTAGAGAACTTAGAGTTCCAACCAGCGTATGTGATAAAGCTCTTACCAGTGTAATCGCCAGTTTGTGTTACTTCATAGTCGCCTGGCAAGCGCATAAATCCGCCTGGCAATCTACGTCCCCACTCCTCGCCTTCGATAAGAATGCGCATGTCCATGCTAACACGAGTATACCCTTCTTCGTTGTTGACATTGCCGTGGATATGTTCTTGGAAGAACAAATGACTCTGTCCAGGTTTCAGTGTTACAGGCCAAGCGTGTTTCAAACATTCATCTTCGAAACGATCTAAACTCCATTTTTCTTCTAGAACACGTTTGGTAATTTCTCTAGATATTTCTAAATCCATCATCCACATAGTGTTTGTGCCTTTAGCTTCAGTAAACGGAGTCCAAATTGTACGGCATCCGCGGCCGTTGCCAACAAAGATTCCTTGATGAAACGCTAGTCTGCGCCCTACTTTAGCCTGTTGCGGGATTACTACACGCAAGGTGCCCTGTCTTTGGATCATATATCGCTTGTTATCTATTCTTTGTGGAACAATGCTCTGAGCAAATTCGTCAAATAGTTCCATAAAGTCTCTGCGTGAACAGGCATTTTGAACATGCTGACTTACTCGAACAATCTCAGCAGGGGTTAACACTTCGTGTAGTGTTTCTAATTCCTTTACTTGAGGTGCTACTTCCTGTACTACAGACAGTGCCCAGGCAGGCCAGTTGTATTTTTCTAGGTCATAATTTAGGGTTTTGTTATCCCAGTGTTCTTGTATTGGTGTTAGTGTTGTCATTGTTGTTCCTTTTTGTTATTTAATTGTGTTTACTTGGCAAGTGACAAAATTTAGATTACTTGCGTTGGCTGCGCAGTGTGCTGATTCGTGATCAAAAACCCACACATCGCCCTTTTGCCATTTTGTTATTACTTGTTCTTGAAATTCTACCAAATGACCTAGTGTCCAATCTTGTAAGAAAATAAGATATCGTACACAGTCGGCAACATCTACGTTGTGCTGCGTTCTAAGTTTATAAAATCCATCTGTATGAACTGGAATCGTTTGTCCTGGTTCAACACAGGTCCAAGATATTGCTCCTACAGATACATTTAATTCTTTAAAAAACTGTTGCCTACAGCTAGGAAGTTCTTGATCGAACCCTTGTAGTAGGTCATTAGTGTGTCTACTGTAGTTGTCATGAAAATAATCACGTTGGCCTGTAGGAGATCTGTGAGGAAATTGATACGAAATCAATTCCTCTGACCAAAAATCTTTTAGGTTACCGTGATATCTAATCATGAAAAATAATCTTCTAATGTTCCTTTGCGTCTAAGATCTAATGTAGCGCAATGGATGCCGCCACTCAATGTCATAGCATGTCTAAAGCGAACGGGTATGCTGTCAATGCCATGCTTGTTTAATTCTTTCATCAGAGGTTCTTGTGTGCTATCGCAGACAATAGTATTAGGATTGACACTTAGGATGTTCATTCCTATGTATGGACTACAAGGAGCAACACCGCCTGGGACTTTACTTCCTTGTACCACACAGTCATCAAACCAAATCTTGTCCCACTTCTCAAAAATCTTAGGACAATTCTCAGGAGTGACTCTGCTGCTGTTTAACAAAACTAGTCCAGCACGTAAAGGAATGATTGTACTGTCAAAATGACCGTAACTGTAAATGTGTTCTGCTGGATGTATTCTATAACCTCTAGGCTCTAATACATTTTTAAGCCACTGTAGTCCCCAATGATTACCAGTATTGCTGATTTGAAACAATATGTCCTTGCCCATTCTAACACAGTTAGGCGCATCAAACACTGGTTCTAAATTAGTTAGACTAGGTTTACCGTCAATGTCTTCAAACTGATAACTCTCATCTGGCAATATAGGCTTAGGAGCAGCGATCCATTCTGTGCCATCATTGATAGCAGACATCATTATGTCTCTATAGGCTCTAGTTTCAAAATATCTAGCACGGCAAGCACTGGGTGTTTCTATCATTAAATTGTCTAATGGCAGTAAAAGATCTCTAGGACACCAAGTGTACCATCCCGAGGTTTTCCATTCAGGGGTACTAAATTCAACGCTGTGATTTACAGGCTTAGGTCTATGAACTTTTACACCTAGTTTCTTTAACATATCTGCTAGTTCGTTCATATCTTCGTTGGCTTCATCGATTAACCATTGAGGATACGCACCTTCTAAAGGTTTAATCAACTCCATAGGATGATTGGTATAGCTCATGCTCATTGTACTGCGATCTACAGTTGGCACCCTAGCATGATCTGCGATACCAACTACGATTTCTTCCAATGGATCCCAATGGTTATGACTTGATATTTTCATTAAAACAATCCTTTTTTATGTACATTAAAATTGATAGCCACCATTCGTTGGTATTATTCCAAGCCGAATGAGGAACTTGAGAATCAAACACAAAGGCTTTGCCCTTGGCATGACTATGTATTTCGTTATCTATTTTTGCTCCTAGTATTTCAACATCTGTCGATGGAACATATAGTCCTAAAAATATATTATAATAGTCAGTATTATCGTATGCTGGACGGTCCATGTCGTGGATATGTGTTGGAACTATTGAGTTTGGAGCAATAAAAAATAACACTGAAAGAACAATACCTGGCATTGATTCAATTTTTTCAATTGCTGGTTTAAATTTTTCTTTGAAATAACTGTTAATATTTTCCGGAGTACCGTCATACATCAGTCCGGCAAACGCTGCTACATTATCTCTATATCTAGGATGAACTCCGGTAAGGTCACCTACTGAATCAGTTTCCGCAATATTAAACAAGTAAGGTTCTAAATTACTACGTTCAGCAACTATAATAGGTGACAAGATTTCTGTTAGATCGTCAAACAGTTGAGGGTTAACATATGTGCTTGGATCAACTATGTAGGACATGATTTATTGTATAATCCTTGTTTGGAAATTCTATAGTTTTCATAAATGCTATACAAGATTCCTTGTCGTCAATATTGACAATATCAAGCTGTTTAGGATAGGTAAGAACATTAGTAGTCCAGTTTACATTAAGTTGTTTTACAAACTTGTCTAGATCGCCTAACCCATGCCAATTGTTTTTGTGTATCACAGTATGTATTGTGATTTTAAAATTGTGTAATTGTAATTGAGTTAAAAACTCAATGATATCTGACCATATCGAGCCGCTTCGTACCTTCTCGTTCAACTCACCAAACCCGTCTATGCTTACTATAAATTCTACAGATCTAAATGTTTTTAGTAGTTCAATGGTTTTAATGTCTAACATAAACGTTCCGTTGGTATTATAAACAACGTCAGTGACACTTGGGTTGACGACTAGCTTTAACAATCTGTAGTGTCTATTGGTCATTAACGGTTCGCCACCTAAAAACAAAATTTTATTAATTGTTGACGGGAGACTGGTGATATCTTCGATGCTTCTAACGTGAGAATTTTTAGGAGCATTTGGATTTAACTTAATGCTCCAAGCAGAACTAAACTCTGCCCAACACCCATCACAGGTTAAATTACAGATGTTATCAAAACCAATTTCTAAAAATTCTAAACTTACAGTTTCTGTATCGTAATCTTTGTTGAATTTTTGTCTTAGACTTTCTTTTCCTAGTTGTTCTTCGTGATAACATTTTTCGCAGCCAACAATTGGTACATTGTTATTGCTTTGTTCTCTTAAATTTTCGTAAGAATCAGAAAACAAAATAGTGCGGGTATCGCCATTGAAAGTGTCTACAGGATCTTTAAATCGGCAGCAGGGAAATACACGGTTATCACTTCTGATATTGGTGTGATGCCAAAATGCTGCGCACTTAGTTTCCATTGGCGATCCTTATCAAGTGAACAAAACTTTTATGGTTAAACCATCTTTCAATCTCGTCGAGGTCTACATTGTAGTCATTCTGTAAATGATCTAACAATGATTGATTATATTTGGCAACGTCTAGGAATATTTGAAAATTATGTTCAATGTCTTGCTGTATTTGATCTATGTTATTTTCAGCATCGATTAAAAATTTTTCAGTGTTTTTAACCACAGCATCGAGCCTATGATCTTCATAGGTTATATCCGCATAGTCATCGATCAGCATATAATTTTCAAATGTTTTTAGCCCTTTACTTTTAGCGTAATGAAACTGTTCGGGTTCTCCAGCAAATACAAATGGGTGTTTCATAATAACTGTTCGCCATGTCTTTTCAGTTAAAAATCTAAAATCAGTGGCAGGTGGATATGCGTTGCCTTCGGAAATAACACTAAACAGTGTGTTATCAAATACTGCCGGATCGATCCAACTTGGATCTTTACACCAGTCTGTATCATGTATATTGGTTTCTTTTAGATCTTTGCCTGGTAGTCTAGAGTAATTTTTTGCTTCTTGATATCGATTATCAACAGCACGATCACAGTCATTTAAAAATTGTTCATATTGTTCGTCGGTATACCGATCTAACGCAGCACGACACCACCATTGATCTTCGGTAGTCCAGGGTCTAAAAAAACTCCACTCTGCGTGGTCTAGTAATTTCTTGTCATAGAATTTGCTTAAGAGATTGATTCTATTACCTCGACTTGGAACTCCGCCAAGAAACAAAAACTTTTTAGACTTATAATTCCAATCGGGCAATAGATCTTCTTTGCCCAAATAGCTTTGATAAACCATATGATGTGTAAAATCAAAAAACACAATTTCATAATTAAGGCCTTTGCTGGCAAGATGATGTTGAAAGTCTTCACACATACCAGTGACTAACATTATCTTTTTAATACCAAACTTGAATGCTTGTTTTTGAATGCGTTTTAAATTTCTATAAAATATTTCGTTGTCTTTGTATAAAAATCCGTCCATTAACAGTAGACCAACAATAACATCAAACCCTTGATCTGCGGCACGAACAATGTCTGCCATGACCATGTTGTATGTAACATTGGCTAGACTCTCGTCGTCAATGAATTCGCCGTCTACATATAGTAGTTCAAAGTTTACTATTTTACCTTTATACATTTTTAGGATTATCTTTAATAAAAATATCAATGTCTTGATGTATATATTTGTGAAAACTTAACCGATTTGTTTCACTACCTCGATTATATTCTTGCCAACTTTCTCCGCCAATGCCAAACAAGATAGTTGAACTAATTTCAACACCTAAGTGTTCGCAAAATGTTTCTTGTTTGCTTCTGTATCTCTCTGGAAGGAAATCAGGACTGAACAATGACAAAAACTTAGAGCCAATGTGTGCTCCGATACGATTAACGTAGCCGTTTTTGTTTACTACAAACAGTGGATCATCGTCGTCGGTTCTTGTTAATCGCATGCCAATTCTAGCGTGTGCTACCGGAAACGTTTTTGATAGACTGAATACAACATCTGTGATTGATTTATGAGAAAGATCAAATTCTATTCCTTGGCATATTCCATAATAAGCACAGTCGACTAACACGGGTATTCCTAATTTATCGCACTGTTTTAAAATTGTCTTATAATCTTTGTGTTGATTGCCAGTATCGGCAAATGGTATAGAAATTACAACAGCATCATTAGCTGCGAGTTTTTCATCTTCAATAAACTTCCAATTGGGCCAATGATTCCTCCAGGCAAGTTGATGATACATATATTCGCCTTTAAAGCATCTAAATCTTCTAGCATGATTTTTCATGTAGAATTTGTCAAAGGATTCTGTAGTACCGTTAGAATAACACTTGTACTCGAATGTATCAAGACCAATAAAAGTATTTTTCGTTCCGCTGTTGATCCATGCGAGGTACTCATTACAGAATTGATCGACTATGTTTGTGTTATCTAAAATATCATGTGTATTATGTAATGATTCATTTAATACAGCCAGTGTATCAGAATCGCGGATAGCAAATGAATTTCCAAATTTTAAATGACGTTTATCAGTTGACATTATCGAACCTTGGTTTTTTAATAGGCACTGGCCATATGGGTATTAATTTATCCATGCCCTTTGTTGGACATAAAGAACACTGTGCTACTGAGTTTTGTATAGTTAATTTGTATCCATCGACGAATGGATCTAGCCCGGTTGATTCTTTCAACACCTCTATGGATCTTTGATCTAACGGCACTTGATCTATTAACATTTTTGATATCCCTGTAAGAACACACTTGTACATAATACCATCTATAATATAATGGCAGTCTTTACAGTTACATGCTTTATGTGCTTCTTCCGGATCATTGTTATGAAAATGTATAATTCCGTCTTTGATTTCTTTTTGAGCAATAGGAAAAAATTCCCATTGTTCTAGGATACACATCAACATTGTTCCATCGGCAGATTTATAGTCTATGCGCTTAAATGGAAAGTTGCCTCCGTCTACAACTTCGACTTCTGTAAAGTCTGTGTCTTTGAGAATATCTCTAGCAGCATCCTTAGCATCGTCCCACCAACGAGCATCATGTACACTAATTTGTATTATAACACGATGTTCTAACCATGTTAATATTTCTTTTTTAAATCTTGTTAATTTAGATCCAGTCAACCCTGTGAGTATTCTTAGGTCTGAAACATGCTTAAAACTATCCCTAACTCCTAGCACCCAATTATTGATATCTGGATGTAACAGTGGTTCGCCGCCAATTATGGTAATCTGGCCTACATCGATTAATTCGCCCCATTTGTATGTGCGATCTTTAGCATCGTTCCAATTATAATGACCTTTTAGAACGTAATTATTATAGCTGGCACAGCCTGGGCAAGCTAGCCCGCATACATTTGTAATATAAAAAGAAATTAAGTCAACGTGAGTTCGATTCATACTTATAGTTATCTGCGCTGTTTTAATATAACTACAAGTATGATATCACAAGAAGCGTTAGATTTTTATAAAAAAAACAAAGACCTTAAATGGAAGATGGAAGATATCCCTTCGGATCTCACTACTACTGTAGAGCAAGCATCGTGGATATTAAACAAGTCTAATTTTGGTTGGATCGAATTGGATTTAGAAATCGATCTTGGCGGCTGGCAATTAGAAGCTGAACAGTGTAAACCGTTTCTTGTTGAGCATCGAGAAAATGATTCTCATGGTTGGCGCAGTTGTTGTATACACGGCATTGATATAAAGAAAACTGGAGCATGGACTAACTACGGGTATACTAACGAATCAGAAGTTCCTTACAAATGGACATCGCTAGAATTTAGAGCACCGAGAGTAACTAGGTTTTGGAAACACGAATTCCCAGCAGATGATTTTAGAAGAATACGCTTTATGGAAGTAATAGGCGGAGGCAGCATTAATCCTCACAGTGATCGACCTGGTCGGTTACCTGGTGAAGAAAATTTTGACGCATTAGAATTTGGTGTACCTATTAATATTGCTGTTATACACCCTAAAGAATGTGCTATGACTTTAGAAGGGTTTGGTAAAATTCCCTTCCAAGAAGGCAAGGCATTTATCATTAATATACGACATTATCATTCTGTTGTTAACTTGTCAAAGCATACACGAATACATGTTATAGGCCATAGCAAAGGGTACGGAAAAAAACTAGAAGATTTCTGTGAGCTAGTGGTGAGAAGTTATGTCAAACAACAACATAATTCAATATAAAAGAAATAATAGTAAATCGATAGTCTACTGTATGGTAGATAATTCTCACACACTTCCGGGCCGAACAAAACAAATAATAAAAAATATCGCCGACTTTACTATTTCTAATCTTTATATCAAAGGTATAGATCTATTACAAGGAGAAGATGAAGATTCACTATTAAATTATGCCTGTGAATTAAAGTATGATCACGCTGTGGTTTTTAATATTGGGACTGAATTTATTAACGGTTCTAATTTTTTTAAAGAAATAGAAAGAATAACTGCCAGTGATTACTTCTTAGCAGGGCATGTACTTGATCGAAAGGACGCCTATTACGAGCTTCACCATCAATGTTATCTAGTCAATCTTAATGTGTATCAAACATTAGGTAAGCCAGCTGTTGGATTACAAGAACTAGGAGCATCTCACCAGCAAGAATGTCCGTGGCGTAGTCCTGATAATTGGCACGACGACTACACACCTCTGTGGGTCAGTGGCGGCGATACTAGAGTAAGTTATAGTCATAAATGTCACGGATGGAATATTTTAAAAATAGCGTTCGATAATGATCTACCTGTGTTAGTATTTGATGAAAAATTACGTCAAAATAAAATACATCACTATCCAGATTCAGTAGATGCGTTTAATAAAAGTCTTCAATGGCTGTATTTTAGATACAACTATTGTTCTAATGATTTTGTACACACAGCAAATACAGACACAGTTCACCCTGTTGGAGATTTAGATATAACTCAGGTGGTAATTCCAGCCAGCGGCCTTAACTACGTTAATGACACTGTTGACGTTGTAGTTTATGATTACAATCAAACAGCCTTAAATTATTGGGCAGATAAATTTCCTAATTGCGAATTTAAAAAAATAGATTTGCTAGGCAGTGAATTTGATCTTAGTGAACTATTTGACATTAATAAAAAGACTTTTTTAAATTTATCAAACATATTCTGTTATGAGGGCACCTGCGCATTTACAGATTTAGAATACAGAGTGTTTAAAGAAAATCAACTGTTGAAAAAATTACAAGAACAATGCCCAAATGTGTTTGTTAATTTTACAAACAGAGCAGCTATGGGGTTTGCTGGCGATCTTAAGTTGTGGGGATATGCGAAAGATTTTCAGTTAACTGATGTTAAGACGTTAACTAAGCCAACATATTGGTTTTCATGTCGTTGATAATTTTTTTAAAAAATATCTTACTTTCTTTGACGCTTGGTGTTTGTTTATAATCAGTAATAGCCGTAGACAATAACTGATTTTTATTACCTAGATCTTCTTGTCGTATTTCATTTAATTTAGTATGAAAATTTATAAAGTGACCAAATAGATCTTCCCCATCTTGTTCCATGTATTTTACAATGCTAGAATATCTATCGTGTGTTAATAATTGTTTGACATTGTTTTTAAATTCGACCGGGGTATTTTTTATACTTAGAAATAGCGGGAATTGAACTACCTGTGTGCTGCTAGAAAATTCTGGAAAATTGCTGATAACAAAATCATCTAAATCGGGCAACAGATTAACATTATACACACTGACTGCGCTGTGAACTAAAATAGTAGTAGTTCCTGTAGGTCTTTGCCAAAACAAATTTTTAAAAAATTTCATGACATTGACTATTTCATCAAAGTCTGAGCCAGATCGAATAATATTGTTTAGATCGCCATACGCATCTATACTAAGAGCAAGTTTTAAAGTACGTGCTGACAGTAGAGCTTTTAAAACATTGTCTTTTGGAATCACTGTACAGTTTGTGCTCATTGATAATTCTATATTTTTAATTACATTATTGTCGCATAAATTTGTTAAAAAATTTTCAACGTCAACGCTTAACATAGGTTCGCCGCCATACAGGTCTACCATTTCTAATTTACTAAGATCTAAATTTTCGTACAACGTATTTTTTTGATACTTGGTCGGTGACAGCGTAACACCGTACAATTCTTTTTCTTCTTCAAACCATAAGTGACTATTATTACTACCACAGCTACGGCATTTTAAATTACACACATTGTCAAAAAATATTTCTACAATTTTTAAATTATCTGAATAATCAATGCCAAACTTTTCTATAGATTTTTGCCGCATTGACACTATGCCGGCTTCTTCTTCAGCTGGGCACTGACAGCCAATACCGTGCTGATTATTGGCCATACGATTCCGCATGTCTTTCATATATTCGCTGTTTCGTACTTCGTTGATAGGAATTATTTTTTGAAAAGGCGCAGAGTCCATGTACTGCCCGCAGGGCAGCACCATGTTATTTGGTTGTAGGCTAATGCCATTAAAAGGATAAGGGCAGTATGTTTTACTCATATTCCGTGATCAGCAACATAATGCGTGGAGTATGCCCAATGTTAGCGGCACCATGTACATCAGTTTCATTATCAAACTGAAACACATCTCCGGTCTTGTAATCTGTGATCATTTTGTCTTTGTAAACAAATACATGCCCAGCACAGTAATCTTGTAAAGGCATCCAATAGCGTTTACAGGGTTTGTCGTGTGCGTGTGGATCTGTGTGCATAGGCATATATTGTCCAGGTATCATTTTAGTAAACCACCAGTGTACGTTGCCTGTTGTCCATGTAGGAGTAATAGACAAGTTTAAATCTTGTTCTTCGTATACCCACCAGTTAACAGCATTTAAATCATAACCTGCCATTTCGTATCTACTGTACTCCGCAGACTCTACAGCAGTAGAAGGTGGCCAATCACGTGGCCGAGCTTGCCCTTCTGTTGTTAGAATTTTGTGTTCCCACAACGGATCAATCCACTGAAAAAAGTTACCTATAAATTTCAACCTATTATTCCTTTGATCTGAGTTATAAAATAATCTTTGCTATTACCTCTGGTTGGATTTTTTTTAATATAATCTTGAATATAATTTGACAATAATAGATTGCTGTCTTTTAAATCTTCAGACCTTATAGCGTCTAGTGATTGATGATAGTTTAAAAAATGATCAAACAGGTTTTGACCCTCTTCATCTAGATAACTTAAAATATCTGTATGACTAGAATCTAAGGTCTTTTTTATTTCTGTTTTTAAATCGTTGGGAGCATTTTTAATTGAAAGCTGCGCTGGCCACACTAATAACCTTCTTTCAAGTACAAATCTAGGATAGTATTTGGTAAAGAATTTTTTAATGTTGTCTAATAAATTTACATTGTAAATGCTTACAGTTGTGTTGATATTAATTTGAGTAGTTTGATTTAATTTTGAATTCAATCGTTGATCTATTAAATTATTAAAAAAATCCATTTGTTGTTTACATACTTCAAAATTTGCTCCACTTCGAAAATACTCATTTAAGTGACCAATACCATCTATGCTCATAGTAACACTCAATGTTTGAATATCATTAAAAGCATCAACCCAAACTGAAGAAGGTGTTACAGTGCCATTAGTTACAATTCCAACAATTTTTACTTTTTTTAAAATTCCGGTGTCTTTTAAATATTTGATAAACTTTTCTGTTTGCTTACTTAAAAAAGGTTCGCCACCGGAAATGTTAATTTCTTCTAGTTGAGAAAAATCTTTATCTTGATAAAAATTATTTTCTATATATTTTTTATCAGCTATTGCTTCGCCGTATAATTCTATTTCGTCGTTATACAACAAATGAGAGTTAGTACTTGCGCAGCCTCGACATTTTAAATTACATAAATTGTCTATGCTAATATCTAAAATTTTAGTCTTTACTTCGTTGACAATTCCAAAACGATTTATATATTTTTGTCGTCGACTTTCTAATCCCAATTCTTCTGTTTTGTAACATTGCGAGCAGTTAGAAATATGTTTTCCTTCTAACATGTCGGCTCTTACTTTGTCAAAATCTACAGTGATATCTTTAGAATTGTCTACGGACCAAAAACAACAAGGTGCTGTGGTATTGGGCAATATGTTCAAGCCAATCCATGCCATTGGGCAATATGTTGGAGAACTCATTAATAATTCTCCAAGTGGTCTATTTTTATTTTTTTTCTAAATTCGTCTGTAAATTTACAGTCAATTCTTAGTCCATATTCTTGCTCTAGGCTGTGCTCGCCACCGTGCCAATCTTGATCATTCCAAAAAGCTGCGTGACTGTTTACATAGTGTTTGTCTTGTGTGTCTGGATCCCATATATAGAAACCACGTTTTGTACGATATCTGATGTGTATGAATTCGTTGTTATGAGGAGTATAATAGTCATTTTCAAATACACCATTTTTAGCATCCAAATCTCTATGCTCAAATGCTTTGCCATTGTGATCGCATAAGAAGAATATCACACGACCTATCCTGTCTATGATGTTTTGCTGTTGTAGATTTTCTACCCACTGTACAATGTTAGGAAAGTATTGACTTTCTTCGGTCTTTTGACGTTCAGCATTGCGTTCGTTCCAATTGCCTTCATTCCAAAGGAAATAATAGATGTAAGGATCATTGGCACCTAGTGCTGATTTAAGATATCTAGTAAACAGATTTCGCTGTTTGTAGTCTTTGAAATCTGTGGGGTAGATTTCTTTACCTTGAACTTTGATAGGGTGATCATCTGCTAGTGCTAGGTATTCTTCGTGTGCTTTGTATATTGGTTTCCAATCCCATTTGTAGCTGCCACGACTTTGATCAAAGCCGGGAGACATCCAAGTTCCTTCTTTAGCATAATCTCTTGCCAAAGCAAGTCCTTTACATATTTCAGGATGTAAATCTATGAACCCTTGCACGTCCAAATACGGGTCTAAATTAATATAAGGTTTTCCACCAATACCGCGAATCATACAACTACTTATTCGCTATATACGATATGAACAACGACTTTGAATATTACTACAACAACGTTCCAGGCAAAGGGCTTTGTCGGAATAATCTAATCTATACCAGTTTGGTTAACAAAGAACGAACGGTGTTTTGTCAATGGTATCATAATGACACTGATTATCATCGTGGCCAAAATCAAGTAGTGGATCCTTCACTGATGGAAGAAAAATGGCAGCGTGAATTAAAATACATCACGCTAATGAATGACTTCTATCCAGAACATATACCTGTAATTTTGGATATAGATTTAACTCACAAGAAAATATTCTATGCTATAGATGGTGACGACTTTTGGCAACAGAGTTTTGCCAGCAATTATGATACTGTATTGCCTAATTGGCAAGATCAAATGTTGTCTATTTTTAAAGCACATAAAGATCTAGGAATTTACAAATACAGCCTACACCCTAGCAGTTATTTTGTTGTTGATGGTAAACTAAAAAGTATCAATTATTTTTTCTGTTACGAAAATACAGATCCTATGATTTCTTTAAGCAGTGTAATGAGTCATATCAGTGAAGATAGGCAAACAGATTTATTTCCTAAAATGGCTGCTATGGGAATTGATGTAAACGCTGTGACTTCTTTTTCAACTATTCAACGATTAGCATTTGAAAGTTTTAAAACAAACTTTCCTAGTGACTTTATGGATACTGCTATTACACTGTATGAACAGCATTAAAATATTAGATATTTTCATTGGCAATAAGTGTAATCTATCTTGCTTGTATTGCGACACTAGAAGTGATGTTATCAAAAGCAAAACTCATGATCCGCTGATCGAATCTATAATAGAAGGGATTGATTTAACTAGAAACAAATTCCATATAGACAACTACTCTATTCTGGGCGGCGAAGCATTATTTTATCTAGACAAATTAGAAACAATAGCTAGACATATAAGAAGTTTTGATCAGCATACGAATATTCTAGTGCCGACCAATGGAAGAATGATAGATAAAAAAATAAACGAAATTGTTAGATTAATAACCAGCTATAATTTAACATTAGTTATATGTGATCATTTTTCAGCGTTTGATGATCAATCATTAAGTACCGAACTCAAACAGTCGACTAATAATTTAGTTTCTAAACTAGGGCTAGTCAAAGGGTCTAGCAGTGATTTTTTTGATCAAGTACTTGTTGATGCGCCAGTTGACTCTCTAGGTGATTTTGAGAAAGAAATGGTCTACTTAAATCAACAAGGCCGAATAACAGTATTTTTTAAATCTCAAGATGAATTTCAAGCAAATTATTCTTTAATACACAATAAGCCAAAACCTTTTATGACCGGAGATCCGCAAGGGTCTTATAAAAAAGGTTGTTGTAGCGCATTCTGTACTTTTTTGTATGATAGAAAATTATATAAATGCGCAGCATTAGGCACATTAAAAAAGTTTCTCGAATATCATAATAGTCAAGATGATCCAGATTGGCAAAAGTACCTAAGCTATCAACCATTGGATCTTATGTGTTGTTCGGCAGACGAAGTAACAGAGTTTTCAAACAACAAATACAAAGGCATAGAACAATGCGACATGTGTCCTAACACCAGTGACCATGTTTTTTACAGAACTCCAGAAAAAGTTATTAAGTTAAAAAATGTATAAAATTGTACCTTGGACTGAAGATTTAAATTTAACCGAGTTCTATGCGGAAGCAGAACAGCGTGGCTTTGCTAACAATGCTAGTCAACGTGCAATGATTGATTGCTTTCGTAATGAGCCAGAATGGGCGGCATGGATACTATATCAAGACGACAAGGCTGTCGGTAGTGTTGCTGCCCATTCATTTAATGAAATGGGTCCTAATGCTTATCGTGTACTAGCACGTACTTGTACATTTGGAACTGCTAGACTTAATAGTGGACTTATAACACCTAGAAAGTTAATTGCTGAACATCAGAACTTGACAGATCAGTTTTTACTACCTACGTGTATTGCTTGGGCAAAAGGTGAACTTTATGCTACCAGCAATGAAAGCCAAGTAGCAAGTCAACGTCTTGTACATAGACATTACTTTCCTACACTGGCTAAGTTGGGTATTGTAGAGCGTGTATGTGAAATGAATTATCGCAACACAGATCAAACCGTCTGGCGCATATACCCAGACAAGTTCCTTGCTAATTTAGAACTGTACCCGCGATGGGTCTAGGTTAGGAAACGCTTGTTTAAGTTGACTGTAGACAAACGGTGTTAGTTTCCATACAAATTCCATTTGTCTAATTTTAGGATTAGTTGTCCAAAAATCAATAGCACTTAGGATCTCATCGAACTTAATAACATAATCACTAGAAAACGCAGTTGGGTCGTCATTGGGAATCGGCTGTTCTATAAAACTTAAATCCAAGTGTAGTATATCAATGCCGTTAGGATCTATACTAACGAGTCTACAGGCTTCTGCTAACTCTTGCTTGTCATGTACATAGTCTGTATGTATAAGCTCTGGGTAATGTCTACTTACGCTACCCATCACAATCATCTTCTTAACTTTATCTTTTAATGCGTGTACTAATTTTGTTTGTTGCTTATCACGGTAAGCATTGTTAATAAACAAGTCTGCGCCTGCGGCAGCGTCTACCACCTTGTCAAAATCTGAGTCTATGTCATAGCCGTTGCTGCGACTAAGGCCAACAACCTCCCACTCGGCAGATTTAAAACTGTCGTACAAGGCTTTACCTATACCATATGTGTGTCCTGTAATTACAACTTTCATCTGTTAGGTGCTCCAGTTGCTCTAAACGATATAACATTCACTAATGGATTTGCTAGCCAGTATTCGATCGCATCAATAACAACTTGTGAATCGTTGTAGGCAGTGCTGGATAGTTTTAATAACAGTATGTTAGGAAGGTTAAGCTCTAACACACGTTCTTCTAATTTTGTTTTTTGTACAGTATAGTCTGGCATTTCTACGTCAGGAAAATTTGTAACTATACTGCCCATGACAACCATCTTGCCCACACTTGCATACAGTTGGTTAAGTATATCCATTTGTATGCCGTAGGCATTATTGATAAGCAAGTCGCAACCAGCTGCGGCACTCATGTCCGATCCCCTATTGAAAGCCGTTACATGACAGCCTTTATCGACAAAATGGTCATGTAGTGCTTGGCCAAGTCCGCGAGTCGTACCAGTGATTCCAACTTTAAGCATAAGTTACTTTAAACTCCGGCGTTACGAGTTTTTCAAATTTTTCAAGTAGTTCGCGTTCTAGTTTAAATGACACTGCGGATGTTGTGTGTGCGAAGTTTGCCAATTTATGTCCCCAGTTAGCACGATTTAAAAACGGACTAAAGATTTTATCAAACTTATATCTAAAGTCATGTTGCTCGTAAGCTGGCTCTATACTAATGCTAACTAGGTCTACTGGTACACGACTAGTACGCAATGGCTCTCGTACTACTAATTGTAAACGTGGAACAGACCCATAATTAGTAGCCGCATGTATACGACTAGCATCCATATATGCCCAGCGGTTATCTCTCTCACATGCGTACATGATTTTTTCGTCTAGGTCAATCAAGTATGCTTGCTCACCTGTCAAGTTTAAGTGCCAACGATTATCTATATCAGCATGGGCCATATAACTCTCACCAGGTTCCATTTTAATAATACGTGCTTGTCCAATAGACATTGGCATAGAGTCTAATACTTGTTGCCAAAGTGTATTTTTGTACAAGTCTTTAATTTGCCATCTATCGTAAAAGAAATCACCTGTTGGTTCATTAAGAACAACACTTTCTGTAATTGGTTGTTCTTTTAGTGCTTGTTCAATTAGACCTTCTGGGCAGGTCCATATCTGTTTAGTAATCATGAAATATTTATGTGCTACTATAACTAGCTTAAATATATCATGAATTCATTTACAGTAAATGACGTTGAAATACCGTTTGATTATAATTGGTCCAGTATAGCCATAAGCCTCAGTGGTGGCGCTGACTCTGCGCTGTTAGCATACTTGTTATGCGACCATATTCAAAAAAATGACATAGAACCATTTACCGTACACATCATAAGTCATACTAGAATGTGGAAAACCAAACCATGGCAAGAACATGATAGTTTGACTGTGTTTAGATGGTTGTTAAATGAATTTACAAATATCACATTTCATAGACACACTAACTTTATAGCACCCGAATTAGAATGGGGAGATAAAGGGCCGACAATTGTAGACGAATATGGTAAATTGGTTAGTGGTGACAATGTTGAACTTAGGGCATTTGGCGAGTATGTCTGTCATCACAACAAAGTAAACGCCTATTATAACGCAGTCACTAGGAATCCTAAAAATGTCACATTTAAAGGAATGCCAACTAGAGACATAGATCCAACTGATGATAATCAACATCTTAAAGTTATGGAACACATGGGCGTGTTAGCATGCCACCCATTTAGATTTGTAGATAAAAGTTGGGTAGTCGATACCTATAATAAAATAAACAAACAAGATTTATTTTACATGACTCGTAGTTGCGAAGGTGACAGCACAACTCGTCCAGAAGTGTTTTTTGATCTAGATTACAAAACATATAAGCCAGGACAACCGGTACCTATTTGTGGTCGGTGTTTCTGGTGTAAAGAAAGGGCTTGGGCCATTGAACAATCAAAGTAAAACATTCTGCTTACATCCATTTACAGGACTAGCAACTAGGGAAGACGGCGCTGTTAAAGCCTGTTGCCGTAGTCATCCTGTTGGATTTATACAAGACTCTAGTCTTGAAGACATATGGAACAATGAAGTTATGCGTCGAATCCGTAGACAGGTATTGTCTGGAGAGCGGCCGCCAGAATGTGAACCTTGCTTTGCTCTAGAAGATCAAGGAGTTGAAAGTCTACGACAGCGTCATATCAAAGGTGACATTCCAGAAGCTAGAGTTAACTTATACCCTAACACTCCACTACAAGAAATAATGCCATTCGAGTTGCCCACGATGGAGATTAAACTCAACAATTTGTGTAACTTAAAATGCCGCATGTGTCATCCTATGGATAGTACTAGCTGGAATGATTGGGATCAAGTAGAAAAATTTTATAAAAAAGAAAATAACTATCTAGTACCGGTAATTGATCGATTGGGATTACAGACCAGCAAGTATCTATGTCCGTTCGAAGATACTGATAATTGGTGGACAAGTTTTGAAAAACTATTACCACACTTTAGACGTGTGGAGTTTGCTGGTGGCGAACCACTAATGGATCCACAGCATTACAAAATTTTAGATATGTTGAAGCCCTATGGCTCTAACATAGAATTAAAATATGCCACAAATGGCACAACACTTGGAATTAGCAAAGGAAGAACTATTCATGACTATTGGCCACATTTTAGAAGCATTGCCGTTAACGTCAGCATTGACGGCATTCACAATGTTTACAATTACATTCGCAGCAACGGCGATTTTAATCAAGTTGAAGAAAACATTAAAGAGATAAAAAAGATACCTAACGTAAGTCGTGTAGTAGGTGCGTTCACAGCGCAAGCCGGTAATATACTACAAGCCGCAGATTGTATTGATTACTTTATTAACACTATGGGCATTGTATTCTACAGTCATCGTGTTAGCTATCCTAACTGCTTGTCAGCGCAGGTGCTGCCCACAGAACTAAAAAAACTAGCAATTGAAAGATTACAAACCGTAGCATTACGTGTAGACCAATGGGAACCTGTTAAGAAAAATCCACTACTTGGTAAAGTGACACATCAACAAATACAAGACAATATCAATTATCTACAAGCCAAAGATCAAAACAATCTATGGAATGACTTTATAAGTTTTAATAGAAATTTAGATCGTTCTAGAAATCAAGGTCCTCTCGAAACAGTGGTTCCGGAGTTTAAATTATACCTATGAAATATTATCATTATTTTGAGTATCCTAATTGGCAAGCTCATAGAGATACGCTAATCAGTTATCGAGAAGAAAAAGGCTTTGCCAAAGAAGCATGGACTGGTGTAAATTTAGATCAATTTAAAAACGATCTACCTGAATTAATTTTAGAATTGAAAGAACAGGGAATAGAATTATTACAGATAATTTTTATTGCGTTTAGGCAAACTAATTTAGATAGTATGGATCCAAATGATCCTGGTTCTGTCTACATCCATATTGATAGCAAAGACGATTATGAGCATCTTGAAAAAGGAGTTGCCCCTACAACGTTTGCTCCTGAATACGTACTAAACATACCTTTGATAAATTGTGATCAAAGCGAAACATTACATTATGAACTTATAGATCCTACACTGCCCGGTAGTAATCATGCTTGGGGCGGAGGATGTGTGGACTATAAAAATATAAAAGAAGTTTCTAGATTTACATTAGATCGACCTGCGATATTAAAAGTTGATGTACCACACGCAGTACACAACCCTACACCAAATCCAAGAATTGTAGCAAGTATGAGAATCACGAGTAGTTGTCCTGCTGTACAAAGGTTAACGAATGACGTTTAAAAAGATTACCAGTGCGTGGCCTCATCAAGACCAAATAAAGGTCGAATGGAATATTGGTAAACGCTGTAACTATGATTGTTCATATTGCCCTAGCAGTATCCATGACAGTTACAGTCCCCACACGCCTATTGATATTTTAGAAAAAACTGTTGATCGATTATGCGAATTAGATAGACCCTTGCGCATCAGTCTAACAGGAGGAGAGCCCTGTGTTCATCCTGACATAGAAGATTTATTTGAATACATGAAACGCAAAGGTGTATTTTGGGTCAACGTTACTACTAATGGAACACGCAATCATAAATGGTATGCGGATAATTCAGAATTCTTTCACCACCTAGTATTCAGTTTACATTTTGAACACGACTGGCAAAGAGTATTGTCTACAATTCACGAATTGTATTTTACAGCTACCCATGTAGATTTCTTTGTTAACATAATGGCTCATCATGAACACATGGACAATGTGCGAGCAGCCGTGGATTTTTTAAATCGTATTAATGTTAAATTTGCTGTGCGAAGAATACGATGGACAGAAGGTGATCATAATGTATTTGATGATATGCGCTATGACGGTAAAGACTTACAATGGATCTTAGATAACGATGCCACAGCTAAACCTAATGTTCGAGTAGACAACGAACACATTGTTCACGCCAACGATATTATAAAAAAACATCAAAATCAATTTAAAGGTTGGTCATGTAACGCTGGCTTAGAAAGTCTTATGATTAACTGGGATGGTGAAGTACATCGTGCTACCTGTCGAGTTGGTGGTAGCCTAGGTAACATTTATAACGGAACATTTATTGTACCTACTTCTGCTATCGTGTGCTCTAGAGACTACTGTACTTGTGCTGCTGACATACCTTTAACAAAAATAAAAAATGATTGATACTACTGCTATTCGTTTACGAAACCCAGAACCCTTTTTAGTTACATGGGAAATACTGCGTAGGTGTAATTTAGACTGTACCTATTGTGAAAGCACACGGCATGACAATCACAGTTCTTTGCCTACAATTGACGAGTTAAAAAAGACATTTGATTTTATACGAGAGTATACAAAAGTCTATCAATCTAACAAAGTACAAGACACAGGAGTGTTCATAGACTTTACCGGCGGTGAGCCTACTATCAACCCTGCCTTCTGGGAACTAATAGATTACATTAATCAGTTTCCTGGGTATGGAATGACTTTAACTACCAACGGAACGTGGGGTAAAAACTTCACACAAAAGATCGCAGATAATTTTAAACATGTTACGGTTAGTTGGCATGCTGAAACCTCAAATGAACTTAAACAACGTACTGTAAACAATATCATCGATTTACATAACATGGGAATTTCTGTACAGGCTAATGTTATGTTACACACTGACTATTTTGCTGAAGCAAAATTACTTTGCCAACAATTAAGAGAGTATGATATACGTGTACATCCTACACCTATAGGTGACGGCAATGTATTACGCAAGGGTTGGTTTGTTGACGCAGATGGTACTAATAGAAAGACCAGTCATGAATATACAATAGAACAGCAAAATTGGTTTTTTGAATTTCAGGGTCTACCTAAAAAAATAGATGTTGTACAAGAAGGCACTAACGTAGGTCGTGCTTGTTGTGGAGGCCGTTGTACTCAAGGGCTAGTAAACAACGAGTGGCAAGACGTTAAGTTAGTCAACACATTTTTTAAAGATTGGCACTGTATGATTAATTGGTATTTTTTACATGTTGACCAACAAACAGGAAATGTTCATCATCACCAAACTTGTAAGGCTACGCACACAGGTAGAGGACCAATTGGCAATCTATCTGATACGGGAGAAATTATAAAATCAGTAACTGCGTTGATCAGTGGTGATTCTATTCCGCCTATTATTTGCCCTAACCAACGTTGCGGTTGTGGTATGTGTGTGCCTAAAGCTAAAGAATTAAATGATTTTAAAGTCATTTGGGATCAAACTACCAAAAGAAAATTAAATGCCTAAATTCTGTACATCACCTTTTACTATGCTGGATATTAAAGAAGACGGTTCTTGTTCAGTATGCTGCGAACAATGGTTACCGTATAAGATAGGCAACCTTTATCAAGATTCTTTACACGATGTGTGGAATGGGCCTCCAGTTAGAGTTTTAAGAGAATCGATGTTAGATCAAAGTTTTAAATTTTGTGACAGCATTCAATGTCCAGAGCTGTCATCAAACATGCTACCAATTATCACTGAAACAACAGATGAACAAAAAAATCAAATTTTAGATAGAAATTTGCCGGCTGACACTGACATAAAAATAACTCATTTTGATCCAAACAATTCACATGGAAACGCATACGGAGATGATTTTTTATTACGTCAAATAAAAAACAAATATCCTAGTCAGGTTAATTTAACGTATGATAGAAGTTGTAATTTACAATGCCCAAGCTGTCGAAAAGAAGTTATAAATGTCACCGAGGGCGAAGAATATAATAAAATAAAAATGTTACACGATAATGTTATTAATTCGTTGTTTGATAAGCCGCACGATAACGAAATAATATTAAACATAACAAGCAGTGGCGATCCGTTTGCTTCTAAAATATATAGAGATTTTCTGTTTAACTTTGATCCTTCTCCTTGGCCTAATTTAAAAATAGGATTACAGACGCATGGCGGATTATTAACACCGTCTAATTGGGGCAGAATCTCTCAATGGCATAATAGAATAGCATATGTTAAGATATGCTTTGATGCTGCTAACAAAGAAACTTATGAAATAGTTAGAAAAAGGGGCAACTGGGATCAATTAATGGCTAACTGCGAATTTATAAATCAGCACCTAACTACTGGTTTTGGCATTGCTGATTTTATTGTTCAGGATTTAAATTACAAAGAAATACCAGACTTTGCTAAAATGATTTTATCAAAGTTTGATAAATTTGATTACATTGCGTTTTATCTAGTAAACAATTGGGGCACATGGTCTGACGAAGAATTCGAACATCGTGCTATTTGGAAGCCAACTCATCCTTGTCATTCTGATCTTAAAAAAATTCTTCAAGATCCAATTCTATCCCATCCTAAGGTTAGACTAGGCAGTTTAGAAAGAATTGCTACTACGTTTGAAAGATAGGTAACTTAGATATCATCTCTGCTAAATTTCTGTGAGCATCTTCTGACGGATGGCCGTTGGGACTAGATTTTACAGAATTTATAATTTGGTCTCTCCAAAAATAATTTTCTTTAAAAAAAAGTTCACGAATGCTATTGTCGTAGATTTCACCATCAATAATTTTATCGTAAAATACTCCGTCTATTAACGGGACTAAAATTAAATTGATATCGTTAACTTTACAGAAGTTTATTAAATTGTCAGTGTCATTGACATATTTTGAATCTATGTGATAAAACGGCCAATGAGGTATTACTTCTTTCATTAACTGTTTTCCTTTTTCTTTATAGGTTTCTGATATCAATACAGAAGTCCAATCGCTGCCTTCGCGATCCCAAGGTAGATGTCCGTTAGGACGATGTGAGCCGGGATATAAAAATCTACCAGGAAGTGTTAACTGTATTATAGCAGTGACTACAGTATATCGTTTTTTTAATCGAAGCAACGTCTTCTTAGATTCTAAAACAATTTGTTCTTGGCTGCTGCCTCCCTTTGCTTCATTAAACACTCTAATATTTAAAATCTGCTCAAGACAGTTTGGCCATGCTAGTTCTTTTTCTTTTTCACAAAATTTTTTAAATTCTGTTAAATTTTGAGAAAGTAATTTTATTTCTTCTATACGTGATTCTTCAGTTCCTGGATAATTTTTTAAAAAATATCTATCTGCTAAATCTACTCCAGACGTAAAACTGCATCCGTTAGTATAAATTATTTTTTTCATTTATTAAATGTTCCAGTTCAGGAAACGTAGATTTAAAATCTGTTCCTCTAAGAGTTTCCATACGTTCTATGTATTCGCGGAATGCTGGCAATAAATGTGTGTGATCTTCGCTGTCCATGAATTTTAAAATTGCTTGCCAACGCTGCCACCCGTAAGGATTGTCTTTCCAAAAATCTTCGTCTTGCCTGTAGTTAATATATAACCAATTTGCCAGCATGGCAAAGTTTTCTCTTACTTCTGCTTTATCTTCTTCAGGTAACGCTTTGATGCTTAAGAATGTAGGTATGTACAGCAAGTGCATGTTAAACAACCCACCGCCTGCTTGTATGCCACCTGTGACATTTTCAAAATTAATTTTCTTAAAACCTTCACGCACTTTCCACTTGGCAAGATCTGGTAAGTGTTTGATGTTTAGAATCTGTATGGCTGTGGCAATACTGGCCTGTATGTTGGGTGGTGCTTTGTCGAGCTTGTGTAGATTTTTTACCACTACGTCCCACTCTGTAGGAAAACGTATATAACGATTGCGTTCACCTACTGCGTCTATGCTTACTCCAACTTTAACTAATCTAAACTTAGACCAAAGATCAATTATTTCGTCGTCTATGAGTAGACCGTTGGTGTTGTATCTAACTAAGATTTTATCAGCATATCCCTGACGTATAATTTCTTCTAAGAACAATTTATGTTCTTTGATCATTAACGGTTCGCCGCCGGCAAAGTAGACCTGTTTTAGATTAGGAATCTGTGCGTACATCTCTTTCCAGAAGTCTGGATTTTCATGCCAAAAGTTATTGAAGTCCTCACGACCCCATGCCATTTGTTCTTTTAGTTCTTTAGCTTGAAATAAGGGATACACTTTTTTGTGATCTGCTACCCATTGACTGCTGTCGTGTGGACTACACATAATACATTTTAGATTACAGGTATGCCCTAGTCTAAGATCTAGGTAAACTAACTGTTCTGGGACAATGCCATCTTCTTCAGTTTGTTTAACTAGTTCTTCTAAGTCTATGCCTTCTTCAACCCATGTACCTGTTTCCCATATACGTTTGCTGGCCACTCCACGACTTTCTTCTTGATGACATTTAACACAGCTGGCCGGTATCTTGCCGTCAAGCATAGTTAAGCGCACATCTTTCATATAGTCGTTGTTCCACGCACTCATAGGAGTTTCACGACCAAAATTAGCAGGTCTGCCTGTTTCGTTTTTTACTAGACCTATTTCATGATCAACACCTGCTCCGCTGCTGTTGGCGTTACAACAAAGTCGCATATCACCATTAGGCCTTGTGGCAAAATGTATCCAAGGTAACACACAGAAAGTTTTACTACCAGTTAAATTTTCAATCTTGTCTTGCCAGTATTTGATTTTATCCATTACAGTTCTTTGCGCATACCCACGGCTTATCTTGACTAGCCCACAGGTCTGACAAATTTCTCCACTCTATGTCTTTGATATTAACATTTGCTAAATTAACGATACCGACATCTTTAAATTTTTCTTTAGTATCGCTGACTAATGTGTTTCTTAATTTACGTAGTTCTGTAGTTTCTTCAATAGACTCTTCGATCCAATCGCTGCCTACCCAACAACAAGGAAATACATTTCCTCTAGCATCTACATAAATTTCATTTCCCTGTTCGCACTTAGGGACTATGCTTACGTTGTTTGTCCATTGTTTGGGACTCCTAATTATTTCGTCGATATTAATTCTTGATACTGTTTTTATAGAGCTAGGTTCTAACCTGTATTCTATATTTCCGTCTGTGTCTTGTACAGGAAAACTTTCCATGTTATAGAAACGACCTGTATATTTAAAATTAATTTTACTGACGCCTAATTTCTTTAAGAATATTTCTAAAGCTGCTACTTGATGTTCATTGTGTTTAAACACCAAACAATCAACCACAGCAACACCGCCAGCATGGATAAAGTCTACCATGTTGTCTACGATTCTAGACCAGTTAGTGTTTCTACGATATAGCTTATGAGTATCTTCGAACCCGTCTATACCAAACGAAACTTCTACTTTTGATCTTGCCAGTGACTGCCACCAATCTGCTGACCTAGCACTGCCGTTGGTGTGTATGGATAACCGTGCTGTAGGATTTACTCTGCGCACATATTCAAATATCTCTAAACAGTCTTTGGCAATAATAGGGTCACCATAATTACCGCAGGCGTAAAAGTTTTTTAATTCTTTAAGCCACGAAGTATCAAACCACTGTTTAAATTGTTCTAACGTAATTTCGTGTTGACCCACAAAGGCACGCTCTGCTCCGCCGTTATAGTTTCTAGCACACATAGGACAACTAGCCTGACACTTGTCTGTTAGTTCTATGTGTAGGTCAGTGATTTTATACATTACCAAAAATTCAAAATATACTTAGGAGTTAGTCCGCAGTTGGTGCCAGCATGCCATAGTTTTCTACTTGACCATTCGTAAGTAGCTCCTTGCGCTTGATTATAAAAACACTGTTGGTCTGCTATAAAAACATGACCAAACTCAGGATGACCTATATGACAATGAAACCGACGGATGTCTGGTAATGCTGATTCGTTGTCATTGACATCCCAATGTTGTGGAGCAAAATGCCCTGGCCATATTCTACTAATCCAAGCAGTCGTGTATCCCGGTGCTCCTACAAAATCAGCAAATCTATCTAACAGTTTAGGATCAAAATTATCGCCTGGGAAGAACATGTCCCAAGCCACAGTACCGCCTTCCTTAACTGTTTTATACCCAGCACGATTCCACAGATCGGTGACTTCTGTTAATTCTGGTATTGGATCTCCCTGTTTGTGTTTTGGTCCAATATATGCGGGCTGCTGATCTTCTAGGTCTTTAATTACTAGATCCCAATTTATCAAAGAAGAACAGTTTCCAATGTACCTAATCATTTTATAATTTTCTTCCACACTTCAATAGTTTTATCTAGACCCTCGTCTAGTGTTACTTTAGGTGCCCAACCTGTTACCTTAGTAATTAAGTTGTGATTACTGTTGAGCCAGTATATTTCACCCGGTCTGAATAACTTAGTATCCCAATTTATATTGCCCTGCCAGTTTAATTTTTTAGCTATGGTTAGAGCGTAATCTCGAATCTTAATAGGATTATCTGGTCCAATGGTAAAGATATATCCGTTATTGACTAGATCGGGATTGTTGATAACTGTCATCCACGCATCTAATAGATCGTCGATGTAGATAAAATTTCTGTATGGTTCTGCGTAACCAAATCCTACTTCTTTGGGATTTTCTAACATCTGGCTTATGATCTGCTCAGTGACAAAGAACTTGTTGTCTTTGCGTCCGTAACTATTAGTCTGTCGAATAGCAGTAAAAGGAAGATTTAAACAACGATGTGCGTACTCTAAATATTTTTCACATCCGTACTTGGCCACTGCGTAGGGTGCGTTGGGATTTGGTTGTGTGTTTTCATCAAACGCCACAAACTGTTTAGGAACAATATTATTTTTAACATCGTCACTGATAGGTTGCCAGCCGTATACTTCCATAGTACTAGCAAACACAAAGTTTTTTAAATTTTTTACGCGAGCAGCACCTTCTATTAAGTTAACTGTGCCTACATAGTTAATTTCACTAAAAGTTATCTGTTCATAAAAACTTTGTTCTACTTCGGTTCTAGCTGCCAAGTGAACTATAATATCAGGAGATACAGATACTACCTCTAACTGTACAGCTTTATGATCTGTAAGGTCGCTTTTTAAGTGATGTACTTCGTGTTCTTTTTCTAACAACGGAGTTAGGTGTGAACCTATAAACCCCGAGCTTCCAGTTAATAAAATTTTCATCTAGGGGCCCTTTCAAGTTCATCAAAGAAGTCTACCCCAAATGTGTTTTCTACTTGTTCTTTCAATTCTGCGTTTTGTTGTATATTGTAGAGCTTACGCCATAAGATAACATTCTGTTGTTGTATCTCCATAAACTTCTTTATATAAAACGGCTCAGTAAAAACTGGTTCTTCGTTCATCTAGGTCTTCCTAAAAAGTGAAAAAGGTAATACGGTTCGCTGCCACAGTTTGTCCCTGCGTGGTGGCTACGATAGTTATCCCATTGATAGAGTTCATGTTGTTGTATATTATAAAAGCACTGATCCTCTAGCATTAGCACGTGACCAAACTTAGGCTTATCTATAAAACAAACATATCTAACCAATGGTCCTTGTGCTAGCCACTCTGCTTCTTTATCTTCAACATCCCAATGATACGGCACACAAGCGCCTGGCATAACTTCGCTGACAAACACACGCAAAGGATCTGCGTTAACTATGTTAGCAAATTTAGTTTGTATGTCTATACTAAAATGTTCTCCGGGATAATAATCCCACCACTCAATTTTGCTAAGATCGTACCCTGCTTTTTCCCAAGTGCTGATAATGCCTCTGTAAGAACTTAATAATTCTTGATCGCCTACTGCTTCTGCTTCGGATCTGTTGACCACAGAAGTTACAGTATTATGATCTCCTGTTCTAGGAGTAATAGACTGTAACACCAAATCCCAATCTATTTTTTCTTTAGTTGTTCCGATATGATTAGGCATCTGCTGTTCCAAACATTTTAATGTAAAGCCAATTAAGATCTTCGTTGCCCCATTTGACATGTGTACTCATAGAACGTTTAAACATCTTTTCTAAATTATAATGAGTATCATTACTGTCAGTTTCGTCTAGTCTAAATCTAGCTGTCTCGTGTACAATACCATCCATAGCATACTTAGGTATCCATGGGCTAGCAGTATCTACGCAACCATACATGTCAAAGGTTTTGAGTTGCCCATCAAGGATATAATGGCAATGCGGATACATTGTTAATTTATATGTGCCTAGGTCATAACAGTCAGTCATTATATATTGTAACTGATTTTTCCAATTTGGGCAATATTTTTCTAACTGCTGATCACTGTAGATGATTTCGTTACAGGTATTGCCTTGCCATTTGAAAAACACTTTTAGTCGTGTTCTATCAATATCAACAATTTCTGGGCACCAAGGTTGATTTTGAAATTTTAAAAAATGTTTGATTTCGTTTTCAAAAAACCAATCTACAACTTCTTTGGTATAACCATTGCGATGTTGATAAACATTATTGTAGGCATAGTTAGCACAGAATGTTTTCTTATCTGGACTAATAAGAGGTTCGTAGGTCTGCTGTGCCATAGCACGTTGTCCTAGCTCATTGAGTTTGTAATAGGGAGTCCAATTAGAAGTTTCTAGGATCATACCCCACCCTTGGCTTATCACTGAAAAAACAACTGGCTATCCATTTAGTGCCTTTGGTAATAAGTTTACTTTCATGGATCGTACTCCAATTTGTTTCTTCGTCGTAGCCTTGCTCGAAATACAAGAAGGAACCTGTTTTAGGTTTTATCTCTACACCTAATTTAGGAAACCAAGTTTCGCCACCTTCAAAGTCGTCATTGAAATAAAAGATTCCTGTGCCTACTCTATCACCACCGTACTTGTAATAATGTATTTGTTTTGGATCATAAGGATAGTCGTGATGTAAATCTAAAAACTGACCGGTTACATAATTATAAACATCTATGGCTTCTATGTTACTGTATGGTACGCGAGCATACTTGGTTATTGCTGTTGCTATCATGTCATAGTCGTAGGGATCGACGCCTAGACTTATGCCTCTATTTTCTACTTGTTCAGTTACTTGTGCGTAGGACTCTGTTCTAGATTGTCCGCCAGAATTAGAGTTCATACCTGCTGCGGTATGTTTTTCAATTATAGCACGACAAAAGTCTGGCGACAACACATTTTCAAAAACAGATATACGAGGTCTTTGATAATGTTTTATTTCTGTAATAGTACTACGAATCTTTCCAGCAACTACCGGACGACCTACAGAAAACACTCTTTCAAATTCAACAGGCTGTAATTCAAATACAACCTTAGGGTCATTTAATATATGTTCTTTAAGAATCAATAATTCAGCACGATCGAGATCCGCAGTAACAAAGCCGTAGCCTTTAGCATCATTATACCATTTGACTATTCCTGTTTCCATTATTTTCTCTTTGGTATCTTGCTATCTGCCGAACTAACACAGCTAGGAGTAACGCATTTAGTAGGTGTTTTAAAAATTTCAAAGCCATCGGATAATGTACCTAATGGTGTATCGTGGCAGCTATAACCTCTTTTAACTTCATTGCCCCGAATGATTAAACTTTGATGTCCAGCGTTACAATGCCATCCGTTAAATTTATTAAAATTAAAAGCATTAAATCTTTCTGCTTGATCTAAAAAATAATTCTGTAACCCATCAGTTAATCGTATTTGGTATACTTCTTCATCTTTAACTTTTTGAGGGAAACCTGTTTTCATAAGTTCAATCTGGCTGTCACTGTAACCTTTTACTATTTCGGAAGCTGTTTCGTTACTCTGTGGCTTAAGAGTTACATTAATGCCCTTAGCATTAAATCGCTGACATCGTTCATATAGTTCATCAAACTTTTCAGGAACCATTACTTGATTGATAGTAACATGTACCAGCTCGTATTGTAACTGTAAACACTTGTCACCAAACTCTTGCTCCTTGGCAAACTCATCATGAAAGCTGGCTGTTATACTTCTTCGTTGAAGTAAGGCCGTGTTAGCACACCAAGTATTCCACCATTTGCTTCCTGGACTTAGATTAGTAGTCATATGAATGCTTTGATACGTACTTTCTGTTTCGTCTAGATGTTTAATTAAGTCGTTCAACTGTTTATAGGCAGTTGGTTCGCCGCCACTGAAGCTCCAATGGAATGCGTTGAATCCATTTGCTCTAGCCTGTTGTTTAATATTATTAATTGCGTTTAGATATACTGAATGATCTTGATAATCTAATTTGTCGCTGCGAGCATATGGCCAACAGTATGAACAATTATAGTTACAAAATCTACCAAGTATCCAACTGATGTTAAACACATTTCTGTCTAACATAGTTTGTTGCCCAAAAGAAGTTATGTCGTCAAATGGTATTGTCATACGCAGGGCCGATGTGCTATCTTGCCCTGTTCAAAAGATTCTAAGTTTTGATAAATCATTTTCAATAGTTTATTAAATTTTGTTGTGTTGTACATAAAGAAATAATAATCAGCAAGATAGCTGTCGTCGTTGATTATTAATCCTATGTTATTCAAATTTGACAACGCTTGATTCCCATGCTTTCGATAAAGATTGTGTGCGATATTTACAGCATACGCAAACATCTCGTCCGGGTCAGCATAATAATCGGCATCGTGATTATTTGAAGCATTTCCATCATAGTATCTAGCCAGATCTTGATAACGATGTATGCTTTCGTGGCAAAGCGTATCTGCTACTTCGCAGATCAAATAGTTGTAGATACTTGGAGATAGTGTAAATTGTTTTTTAAAACTACTACAACAGATCGTAATTATTATTGCTCTTTTTTTAGTATTGTCGTAGAGCCCGTGAATGGCAAAACAATCTTTAAGGCCGCCAGTTCTTTGAAATTCTATGCGAACGCCTTTGATTTTTTTACACATTTTTTTGATAGTGTTAATAGTAAGTTCGGCATTTATGTTTTCTCTAGGAAGATGATTCAGCAGATACCTAATGACCCAATCAGGATCAATGATATCATTTTCTGAAAACGATTCTTCCCTTAGAGAGGTCATAAACACTCATCTCCATTTTAACACCATCGCCTAATAATACCTTGATATTATTTTGACGCATTTTGCCGCTTAGATGAGCTAGAACTTTTTGTCCAGTTTCCAACTCAACTTTAAAAGTAGTAGCTGGTAAAACTTCTACTACTCGCCCTTCAACTACCAGTATATCTTCTTTAGCCATTATTCAAGAATATTATCTGCGATCCCAAATTCGATAACCTCGTTGCTAGACAAATAAACATCGCTAGCTGGCAATAGCTTGGCACGTATTTTTGATGGAGCCAAGCCTGTAGCATCTCTAAGAATTTCAATCATTTTGCTGTTACACAAATCATTTTCTTTCATAGTTGCTTTTAAATCGTGATATTTACTATCCATATTTTCAGTAAATTGGTGACACATAAAACTGGTATTTTTGGCAGTGTATCGTTCACCTTTATCGCCACTGGCAAAAATTAAAAATGCTGCGCTCATTACTGCTCCAACACCGACTGTTCTAATTGTATGGCGACTACTGCGCATAACGTCAATTAACGCAAATGCTTGATAAAGATCACCACCTGTGGAATTGACATATAAGGTCAAGACCTTTTCTTTTGGATCAAGATTTTCGTAGGTAATCCATTTTATACAAGCCCCAACGGTATCTTCGTTGATTTCTCCGGAGAGAAAATGTATCGAATTTTCCAGTAATTTTAGGTCAATTCGATCCTCGGCATTAAATTCGTCGATGCGTTTCAATCGTTGCTCCATAATCTATTTTGTACTTATCAAAATAATAACCACGCTAACCAAATGTACGTCAATGAATGGGCTAATTGATCAGCACCAAACCATGTCCAAAATTGAGAAGAATTAAACTCGTGTTTCCATTTTTGATTAATGCTCATTTTAGCCCAATCAATATGATAATGTACAATACTGTCTATCACTCCTAATATCATCGATAATTCCCAACCAATAAATGGAAACAGTACAAATGTTGTGCCAACACCGTGTTGTAAAGAATGTTCGATGCCTTTTAAATGGCCATACGACCCTTTGTTCTTAATATGCTCGTCAGTTTGAAAAATAAAATCAACAAGAAAGTGTTTAATAAACAGCAGTGCTAATATAATAAACAGTTCGTTGAATAACATTTATGCTAATTCCCTGCGAGATTTTTTATAATCAAACCAACCTATAACCACGTTTGGGTCATTATTTTCGGTGAGCTTTTCAACGTGTGGTTTCATAATACGTTTAAGATAAGAATACACTGGTCCACACCCAACTCTAGAATCCCAAGCTCTTGTATTGAATGCTCCTGCGTAATATAAAATTTCATAATTTTTTTCCATAGCAGTTTTCATCTCGGGAGTAGGGTAGATTCCAAAATATTCCATAGCCATACATAGTGCCATGTTGTGAGGCATCACTACTCCGTTCCAGTACACTATGTAGTCGTCGTGATGTGTGAGATATAATAATACAGGTTTAGGATCAATAAGACTCCAGCTTTGTTCAGAACGCATTGTGATAATCCTCATCTGAATTAAAATGCCATTTGGCTACAGGGTTATTTTGGATAGCCTCGATGGTGCCTTCTACAGGCCTATACCCGTAAGTCCAATATTTGGTTAACCTTTTGAGTGCGTCTGGTTGTAGGGGCATTTGAAATCGTAGATTTTTTTCTCGAACGTCTTTGGCTGTGTCAATACCTAATGATAAATTTTTACCGTCTGTTGCTAGTTTACAAACAGAAATATCAAAATTATCAATGATTTCTTCGGCTGATGTAAAGAATCTACGTTTAATGATTTGTAAAGTCCAATTCTTTTCACCGTCATGAGAAGTATAACTTAAAGTAGTAGCGTTGTCACTTTCAAATTTTGTGGTATATCTACCATAGCTTTTTATTTTAGAAATAACAGTATCTGCTTGTAAAGCAGAAGAACAAAAGATATCAATATCACTTTCGCCTACTGGTTGGCTTTGATACCAACGTAATACTGCTCCGCCGGCAATCCAAGGACCTTTGGTCCAATCTGGACCTATGATGTTTATGGGTTCTTGATCTGCTGAATTAATCAAAGGGTACCATTCAGTTGATGGTTTGTTTTCGCCACCGGACTTCCAACTGGTTACGTCTTGTATATCATCTAAAAAATCAAACAGTGTTTTTGTTTTCATCTTTGACCTTTGAAAGTTCGCACATCAACTGAAAATGCTCGTAGGCCTTTCTCACACTGTCATGTTTCATTAACTTATCTGCTTCTTCCTGCATGGCTTGGATTCCGGCTTCCGCATGATCCCTAGCACTACCATAGGTCAACGGACATAATTCATCACCGAGCTCTTTTGCCAACTTTTCCCAGGCCTTCTTCTGTCCGGGAGTAATCGGAGTTCGTTGCGGCCGCATTTCGCTGGCCTTGCTGATTGCTCGACAGATAGCATCTTCAGCCACACGCCCGGCCGCAATCATAGCAGCGTAATTAGGATCAATGTTATACCGGCGGCTTTGGCCGCCTGGATACACCATCAAAAGGTGTGTGCCCTCGGAGTAACTGTCCATGAAGTCGCCGTCGTACTCTTGCACAGGCACATACCTACGTCCACGTTTTTCATAGTAGATCTTTTTAGTCATTACTTTTTATCTTTCTTTTTCTTCTTAAGTTTTTTAACAGTCTGTTCTACCGGACCGCGTTCAGCATCAAAAAAATCATATTCGTCACGCATTTTAAAATCGTCAATAGCGGCTCGCAATGCTTCTTCAACAAGTTCGTTAAAGGTCATATCACGCTCGTGCGCTAGTTTCATGTATTGTAACAGTTCTTCATCTGTGAAATCTACAGGAACCTGTACTCGAGTATCGTAGTCTTCTTCATTAACAATGGCTAGAGCTTTTTGAATAAAGTCGTCGACAACATCGAGATCAATATAGTTAACATCATCCCATGCTTGATTAATATCAATATCACGTTCTGTTGCTTCGTTGTCGTGTGCTGATTTGAATTCAGGGTTGATTAATCGATACGCATGATTGCGTCGATAGTCGTAAGCAGTAACTTCATAAACTACTTGAGTTCGAGTGTCAAATACAATACTAACAGTATGTCCATCTTGCTCTTGATTCCAAGAATCTAACCGATAAGCGTCTGGTCCAAAACACTGCCAGCAATACGCACTGCCTTCAGTGATTTTGTAATCACAAACTTCCATAAAATCTTTGAGGGTGATCATTGAGAATCCTTTCTATAATATACATATATTATAGCATAGCACTAGGATAAAGTCAAATGGTATTTTTGGCGTCCTGCTCTTTTTGAAATTCTTGACGATACAATTCTTGACAGGCTTGTTTGACATGAACAGGAATATCTGGATGCCAATGGGCATCTCTACAATCGTAAACTACTACACGTTCTTGTTTTCCAAAATTAGAAAACAGTAGAATCCCCACACAGCCTAATAGGGCAACAGTAATTATGATTTTATCGTTGTAATCAGTAACCCATTTGCGGATTTTTGTCATCATAGTCGCACTTTATCGAAAAGTTTCTAGAGCATCACTGTCAACGTTTTCGGTCATGTGTAACATAAACCGATAAGCGTCCCATGCTTTCTTTACGGCATCATTTTCTGAAAGTTCAGTAGGAAAAATATCAACCCATATAGAGTTTTCTGGTTGTTTATGTCGATGGATACCTTCACGACGTGGCTGAATTAGTTTACTGTTATCCCAAAGACTGCGGGCAACACGCTGGCACTCTACTTCGTCAAGTCCGTAAAGATATTCGTCTCGAAACATGTAATCGTTAATTACATGTGTTAACTGTTCGGGCTCTCGAATATTAGTTGCGCCAATGATAAAAGCGACCTCGTCTTCAGATATCTTTCCCATAACAATATCGCGAATACAACGACCAAAGCTGAATCCAATTTTCATAAACGCTTTCAAATGTTTTATTATACAAATAGTATAACATCATTTCAAGATTAAGTCAAGTAGATTGATCTTGCCACGAGTAGTCAAAGATTCTAGAATGGACAACATTGCCGAGCTCGTCTTCTAGTCTTATTTGGTATAGGTCATTTCTTAATCGTAACTCTGCGGCAACTTTTTTACGAGATTGATCTGTTTCGATATCAGCCACTACAGGAAAACCTATACCCAGTGTTTTATTATTAATATCAAACTCGTTCTTCTCTAACCATTTTTTAAATTTTTTACTGATAGTCGATAGTGGCAGGATTGGCAAATGAACAACAAACTCTCCAGTAAGGAACCGCCAGCTACTGATATTATTTTTATCTATATTTTTGTCTTTGTCATTAAACGCATCGAAATGTGTTTTGCCTAATTGAGAATAATAAATGAATACAGATCCCCATTTATATTGATCAGCAAAGCATTCGTATTGTTCTAAGGTTATTTCATCTTTTTGTTTGTTTAAAAAATATTTGCCGTCAAAGTCCGGACAGTTCATTCCAACATTGATAGACATGCTAGGATGAAGATCTGTAAAAGGAATTATGTTTAGTATTTTTTGTTCACGGATAGCTGCTACTATTCCTTCAATCTCGTGACAGTAGTTATTCAACATACGTATAGCTGTGCGAGTAGGTTCGTCTGCTTTTTTATACCACTCGCTCATGTTCCAACTTTGTCCTATTAATATTTCAAAGTGGTGGTGGATATCATTCATTAACTGTTGATATTTCCTAGACCGTAGTTTTTCTACAGTAAACTCTAAGTCTATGTGCGGGTAACCATGCTCCTTCATTCGAAGATTAACATAGTCGATAGCAGAGTTTAATTTTGTACAGATATATTTTAAATTGCGTGGAGTATCAGTTTCCCAACTGGTTTGCCAACCGTGTAAACTATAAGGCTTTTCTATAGGATGTCTAGTATCAAATATATTTTTAATTAGAAGATCGCACCAAGCAGTGGCCAAAGGAGTGTTTCTTATATTAAATTTCAAATCGTAGTTTTCTACTGTTTGATTAATATCTCGAAACTGTAATATTAATTTCATGCCCATTTCATAGCAAACATTGTCGCATCATATTTGTTTTCAAAATACCATACTCTGCCATCAGGATGAGCAAGATCTCGAAACTTGTTTTGACAGTGTTCCAAACACCAAGTAAGTTTTTCAGGAAATTCAATGTCATTTTCTACAACCACAGCATGATAAGATTCTAACAATGACATTAATCGATCATCGGCTCTAAGATCATGCTCGGCCTTTACAGCTTTGAATATAGTACTAGTCCTCATGCTATAAGGAGTACTGCTCATTTATCACCGTACCTTAAAAGCCACTCTGTTAACGCAGGCCCCATTAGTTTAGCACGTACCTGATATCGGTATCCGTAATTGCCAGGATCTGCTATCCTATACCAAGTAGGTGTGTCTGCGGCATTCTTCATAATCCATTGCCCTGCTTCACTGTGTTCCCATTGGTATAATGGTTCAGCAGCATATAAATCTGGATCTTCGACATCGCCCATTGAAAATTGATGAACTACACATTCTCTACATTCTTCCACTCTTTGTTCTTCTCCGTCTCTAATTACGTTGTACTTATATCTTGGTGGCTTATGTGTGTATGGAGAATGATGCTGAAAATACGAGTCAGCAAGTTGCTGATTAATTTCTTTAGTATAGTCTCGAGCATTAGGCCAAATACTATCTTTATTTGTCATCATACGTTTTTTTATCATAGCCATTTTAATACAAAAATTTCTGCGTCTCTAGGGTCTTCAAAGTAAAATAAAAATCCTGCGGTTGGACACCAATCCGGCCCACGCAATTGATATCTACCTAATCCTTTGTATTCGTTTTCTATCCAATGTACTACTTTTAAACAGTTAGGATCTTGTTCTAACATGCGATCCCAAGATACAAAAATCTGTGTCCAATGAATCGGAAACGGCATCGATTCGTCTTTGATCATGTCCACATCAACTGAAATATAGTTGCCTCTGCGTCATCTTTGATATAAACAGTGTGCATTGGGTCGCCGCTGTTAAATCTGTGTGTGCAGTCTGCTGTGGGGCAATGCTTTTCCATCCAATCAACAAATTCTTGATCATTATCAGGATATACCCAACAGTACCACCCACGAGGAGGAGGGTCTAGGGGAAAAGGATTTCCTGGATTAGGAGCCGTTGAACCATCTTCAAATCTCCAATAGTGAATACTAACTTTCATAGCCATTTTAATGTAAACAGTACAGCATCGCTTTGATTTTCAAACACATATGTTCTGTCACGTTTCATGTGTTTGCCTTTACAATGAGTCTTGACCCATTCGCTTACATCTATCAACGAACCTAGCTCAAGCCGATTGATTATTTCTACCTTATGCCAACCGCAGGCCTTGACCAACATATCGCCTAGGATTTGAAAATCTATTGATGAACACATTTGTTGGCTGAGTTCGTTGGTAATTTCTTCTTCTAGATTCATCGCCATTTTAATACAAACATAGTTCTGTCTGCCTCACTTCTAAACCAAAACTTTCGATTATTTTTATACCAACGTTGAGCAGGTTCGGGTGCTGTTTTCTCTCCCCATATAGGGTAATCATCGTTGCCAAACGCTTGATAGCACCATGTTTCCATTTCCACCCAATTACCACCAATAGGTTCTGCTGTGTAATAACGAGCACCGTAGACTGTGCCCTCGGATAGTTTTATATCACTGATAGGGTAACTATAGAGATCGTCCATCAGTCTTTTAAGAGCCTGCGCAGAAAAAGTGCGCATACCTGCCTTTGGATTGGTAATTTGTATTGGTCCTTTACCCTTATATTTTGTCATTTTATCTAGTAAGTCTATTTGCCAAGGGTGTATCACTTTAACTGATTCCCTTCTGCTCCGCCCCACTTTAACATAAACATTGTAGCATCGTGGTCATTTTCAAATTGAAAATATATAGCATGTGTTTGTTCGTTTCTCCACAAGCCTTTACAATTTGATTCACACCATTCTTTCATTCTAGGCAGTGTTTCATACCCTACAGTATTAAAATTAATTCTATAGGGAAACGTAGCACGAGCTCTAGTAGCTAAGATTGAATTTAGTGTAGGTGTTTTTATAGCCATCGCAACATAAACAATTCACAGGTAACTTCGTCTTGGAAAATAATTGCCCATTCTGTTTTAGGTACTAATGTAACGCAATTCCAGTCTTGTTGATACTTGTGTCCACGATCTTCCATCCACTCGTGTATAGGCAGTATCGGATGAAGCTGTTCAAAACCGGTTTCGTAGTAAAGAACATCATATACCTCCGGAGCGGTAAGTATCAGCGCATACGGCCACTTACCGGTCCAGGTGTTTTTGTACACTACAGGCATTAGACCTCTAACACAATATTAGGATTCCAACCAGTGTCCTCGCTGTAACCATCGTTTTCATAACCACGTGGGTTACAGACAATCCTTGTCTCGCCAATCATGTAATCAAACGGATGATGGGTGTGTCCATGTGTCCATAGTTTGATCTGCGGGTGATCCAAGATGAACTCGCTCAAGTCGCTGTGGTATCCGCCATTCATAACTTGGTCGTGCGCATACTGGGGGTGTATGCTCTTGTGACTTGGACTATGATGCCCAACAACTACACACTTGGTATCTTTATTATCTGCTAGTACTGTTTTGAAATACTGTAAGGTATTCCTATGTCGTTCGCAGATATCTTGTGTAGACATTGCCCGAAACCCGGCATAGTCGTTCCTAATGATTCGAAAGTCGTTCATCATGTCACTTAATGCGTGCATAGTTATTGGATCATGCTTGTTACAGTCAGTCCACAGTGTAGCACCTAAGAACAACACATCATCGATTCGTTTGACTTCACGCTCTAAGAAATAGACGTTGGGAAACTTTGAGCACTCGTCTCTTAGATAATCCAAACCGGCAAAAAACTTGCCATGATAGAATTCATGATTGCCAGCAACATAGATCACATGCGGAAACTGAAAACTACATCGACTTAAAAAATCACGAAACCGTTGTGCGGCAGCTTGCCTGCGTCCTAGTCCAGGGATTTCGTTTGCGCTCCATGCTCCGGATACTGGTGGTTGATGGTCGTGTAGATCCTGCGCAACCATAATGTCTCCGCCAAGAATCAACACATCGTAGTTATTGTCATTCTTAATAAAGAAATCACTAAACTCTAGATGTATGTCTGATACTAATTTAATTTTCATTTTTAATTCTTTTGGTCTAAGTAAACTGTTCAGCACGAGCACGAATTTTAGCATCGGCACAGGTACCTTCCATTACTGTAATGGTGCCCTTCCCTGCTTGCTTAACTAGCCCTCTCATGTGTTCTTTTTGCCGATCCAACGATTTATAACATTGTTCTTCGTTTAAGAAATGAGTTGTGCCCTGCATAAATTCGCACTTGGCATTGATACAAATCCACAACACTGGTATAAAGATTTCAATCATTCTTCTAATCCGTTTTGTTTTGCGTAGGCAGCTCTGGCCTCTTCACGTTTTATTTCACAGGGTTTACATTCTGTACGAACCCATCCACCAATGCCGCCATTCTCAGCTTTTGGCCAATACGTTTCTGCTTGGGCACCGCAGCCTTCACAAGTAACACCTGACATAGATTCTGCCATACGTACCATACCTGAGATATGTTCGTCACCGCCTGTGTAGTAGAAACGCAGTGTGCCAAACTTCTCTTTAACCTGATCTAGTGTAACCTGAGGGCAACCATCGCCGCGATTATACTTTTCTTTTTGCTCATTTTTCCAATCAATGTGATGTTGGATATTACCCATGAGTCGATCAAGGATATTGAACCAGCCATCGCCGCATTCAAAGCCCCAACACATACAGGTTTCTGTCATAGGTCTGTTTCGATTGACCATCATTTTTGGATATTTTTCACACAATAGTTTGTCTAGTTCGATGCGCATGGTAACCTCGGGTAGGAATTATATACTAACATTATAGCACCAGATAATAATTAAGTCAAGTGGTTAAATACAGCTATAATTATGTTGGAGCGAAAAATGGGCGATATCTTTAAAATTATAGGTGATTTAGGGTTTCCAGTTGCAGCAGCACTAGCTGGCGGATATTTTGTATACTTAACTATTAAGCTACTTTTACAAGGAGTTCTAGGCAGTATCAAAGGTATGGCAGGTATTATTACAGCCTTGGATAACCGTGTAAAAACAATGAATCACGATGTTGTCCGTATTGACACTATCGTAAGTAACGCATTAGGTTTAAAACCGGATACAGACCGTATTGCTCGAGCAGACGGCAAAAACGATGCTAGGAGAGATTAATGAAATATTACGACTACGATTGGGACTTAGAACCACATAGAATATTATTAGATCCAGAACTTAATATTGACAAGTTAGGGTGGAAGGGCGGCGACTATTTTAAAGTAACAAATATTAATGGTCGTGCTATGCTAGTTAAAGTAGACCCACTTGTAAAATTTATAAAAGATGGCGAACAGCATGTTCAGACAAAATAAATGGCAAGCATGGTGGGATAGTCTACCAGCCCATACCAAAGAATATATAAAGAATCAGCCAGTATGGCACGACCGAGACATCTATAAAGCACTTGCTATAGGATTCTTTGTAGGGTTAGTTGTTGGGGTAGTGTTTTAAGTTGTAATTACAATTAGGAGCGAATTATGCTTTTCGAAGCATTTATGGTGTTCTATCTTTTAGAATGCCTTGTATTAGTAGCTGTGGCATTTTGGTATTATTACGAACCAAAAAAACAAGAACAGAAAATCTGGGACCCTTGGGGTGTCTGGAAAGGAGTAAAGTAAATGGATGTTGTAGAATTAGTAAACAAGTATGGCTTTCCGATTGTTATGGCAGTTGGCATGGGATTCATCATCAAGATGGTATGGACATGGGCAACAACAGAAGTTAAGCCTGTGATCTCAGATGCTAACACGGTTCTTATTGCTCTTATTGATCGTATCCGTATGCTGGATAATGATTTGATTCGACTAAATCAAAAAGTAAATACTGTTTTACACCTACGTGGTAAAACTATTGAATGGGAACGTGTTGAAGCAGAAAAGAAAATTAACGAACACAACACAGACGACAAAGAATCAAAGAGCGGAAGCTCGTAAAGAACACACCTTAGGACCCGTTTAATTACGGTGTGTGTGCCCGGCTGCTGGGCGAGGATGATAGTAGGAGTCGTGCCCGAGGGCATCCTCAAGTGAGCTTTATGAAAGGATTAGAAATGAAAGGCAAAATTGCACTATTCATTCATCACCCGAAGTGTTCAATTGAATGTGGTAACGGAATCCTAGAAGCCCTTCAACCGTATTATAAATTTAAAATATTTACAAGCTGGCATTTGGATGCCAATTTTTTTGACGATGTTGATATGATAGCAGTACCTGGAGGCATTGGAGATTCAGATAGTCATGAAGCACTCTTTAAAGCAAACGGAGAACGTGTACGTAACTTTGTAAAAGATGGCGGCAAGTATCTAGGAATATGTATGGGAGCATATTGGGCAGACCAATATTACTTTGATCTGTTTAAAGATATACGTGCTAGTCAATACATTACCCGTCCTGGTACAGATACAAAAAGACCACATGCCAAAGCACAGCGAGTAGTGTGGAAAGATCAAGAAGAACTTATGTACTTCTATGACGGTTGTGCGTTTCACGGCGATGGATTAGATTCAGCAGATATTTACAGCCGTTATCCAAACGGTGATCCTATGGCAATAATCCAGGGCACTGTTGGTGCTATAGGATGTCATCCAGAAAGCGAAATCAGTTGGTATACAGAATATCACAGTTGGATGAAGCCTTATTATCATGGCGGAAAACATCATAAGCTATTATTAGACTTTGTTGACGATTTATCCAGGCGATAAATATTGTATGGATAAAATTATAGCAACGTTGGTGATGACGCATATCACAATAGTGTGTGTTACACTATACCTACACAGAAACCAAGCACACAGAGGTATTGAGTTTCACCCAGTAGTAAGTCATTTTATGCGACTGTGGTTATGGCTGACTACTGGCATGACTACCAAGCAATGGGTAGCCATACATCGCAAGCATCATCAAAACACAGATGTAGAAGGTGATCCACATAGCCCGCACGTATTCGGAATTTGGCAACTAGTCTTTGGCGGTGTTAAGTTTTATAACCGAGCAGGCAGCGATGCCGCTATGGTTATGAAATACGGAGCCGGTACTCCTAAAGACTGGATTGAACGCAAACTTTATACACCCCACCATCGCCTTGGCATTCTTTTAATGCTGATCATAGATCTATTGTTTTTTGGGCCATGGGGATTCGTAGTGTGGGGTGTTCAGATGATATGGATACCATTCTGGGCCGCTGGTTTTATCAACGGTGTTGGACACTGGTGGGGTTATCGTAACGGCGAGACAAAGGATCATTCACACAATGTAATGCCTTGGGGCATATTGATTGGTGGCGAAGAACTACACAACAATCATCATTTAGATCCTGCTAATCCTAAACTAAGTCGTCGTTGGTTTGAATTTGATATTGGTTGGATGTGGTTTAAACTTTTAAGTTTTGTAGGGCTTGCAAAGATTAGAAGCTCTAACGCCGTTTAAACTAAACGTCTTAAGATACTTTTCCATATCGTCATTGTGAGCTATCATTTTTGCTGGTGTCATAAATTTAAATTGTAACATTAGCCAAACTGAATAATCAAACCACCAATCTATTGGAGTATACATTATTTTTCGTGAGCTACAAACTCACCATTCCAGTTATCGCCTAGATCCTGTTGTTTCATGAAATCGCAACGTTCGATCCAGATCTTGTAGTACTTGTCCATTTGCCCACCAAATGTGCCTTTTAACTTCTTACACATAGCAGCGGCTTCGTCAAACTTCTTGGCTTTGTATAAAGCATGCATTTTATCGTGCTGTTCTTTATCCTTGCTGTAATCCACACCCTTAGTACGTATCACAGTATAAATTAAATCAGCTACAGACTTTCCTTTAGGCTGTAAATTATCTAATAGCAAATAGAAGAAGTCATCTTTAGTTCTGTTATATGTTTCAGCACCAATAATAGCCAATACGCCATATGCTTTACAACGTGCTTCTAAACGTGCGGCTGTCGAAACCATGTCACCCAAGATGTCATAGCTGTGTCGATCAGTGCTGCCCATCTCACCAATGAAGCCAATACCACTGTTACAACCCCAACCCATCGCAGCAGGTGGTAAGCCCTGTGCTTCCATCTCTTTAGTGTAAGCATCTACAGCGTCTAGCATTTCTAAACCAACAGCAACAATAGTACGAGCATGGTTTGGATCTTCAATAGGAGCACCATGTATGTGCATACTAGCATCACCTACATACTTGATAACCATGCCCTTGTTGTCCATGATAGGCTGACTAATAGCATCCATGTAACCGTTCATGTACTTGCCCAGTCCAGCAACGTCATCACCGTAGTGTTCACCTATGGGAGTAAAGCCACGCAGGTCACTGAACATAACACTTACGTCTTTACGCACACCACGCTTAATTAAGTCTGGATCTTTCTGTAGCATCTCTACAACTTCTTTAGAGCAGTAGCCCGCAAACTGTTTCTTAATGGCTTGCTTTTGTAAGAACTCACTTACAAACTTGACGCCGTAAGTATGAAGAGCAACGATAATAAGACCAAACGAGATTGCAGTCGCGTCTGATAAGATGAGCCAATTAGTGAAAGCGTACATAGTACTAGGAACAACGGCACCAATAATAACCACAGTAGCACCAATACCAACATAAGTCCACCTCGATAAGAAAATTAGTAACACACCAAATACTAATAGTGCTATAATCTCAACACCATCAGCATAGTCTGGTCTTTGAATAACAACATTGTTGGCCATTGTAGCAATTACACCGGCTTGAACATCATGCGGAAACACAGCGCCTTTGCTAGTTGGTAAAGGATTACTAATACCTGCGGCTGTTGGACCTACTATAACAACAGCACCTCCAAAGTCTTTTGGCAAGTTAGTTAGACTAACTGATTTGTTTTGTTGACTCCAGTCGATCCATATACGACCCAACGGATCTGTGCTGACAGGGCCAAACTTTGGAATACGCATTTTCTCAACACCGTATTCATTTAGTTTAATTTGAAAGGTCGAGTCGCCTGCTGCCGCACGTAGGGTTTCTAAACTTAGACTAGGATAAAGATTATCATTAACACTGACCACTAAAGGTATTCTACGATTCACGCCATCGACTTCTGGCAGTGTTGAAACTATACCTATGCCAGCAGCAGAATTTTCTAAACTAGGTATGTTAGCAATCAATCCAGGATATTGAACAATTTGATCCAACCACTCTGGTCCTAGTATTGCTGAGCCTGGCGCCCTAGGAGCATTCTTTGTTCGATCACTAGGAACACTTGGAAGTATTACAGGATACTGTTTAAGAGCTGCGGCCAGATCGCGATCCCCGCCAGTACGATCGCGATCAGCCATAAGCACATTGAGCACAACAAGGCCAGCGTTGCGACGATAAAGATCTT